TTTAAAAATGTCAACACGTCACAATTTTTCTCTAATTGATAATACATCTTTTTCAAATATCCCTCTGATTGTTTTATTGTCTTCAAAAGACATTCCACAATAAACTAAGGTATCATTTAATGTTCTAAAGATAGACATTACCAAAATTTCACCTTTATTATCTTTTACTATCATTTGGGCGACACAAGGGAATCGAACCCTGAACTACTAGTAAAAGGTGGCTCGAAACCACCCGTGCAATCCATGCTGCCGCCATTTGTGGGTATACCAAGGGTCGAACTTGGATTAATTGAGTATCAGTCAATTGTGCTAACCATTCTACTATATACCCGTTTCAAGAGTTTCTGAAACACAGTATACTCATAACCATTTTTGGGTGAACGATGGGATTTGAACCCACGATGTTTGATATAATCTCATTCTGCTTCACAGGCAGATTCCTTCGACCACTCGGACCACGCACACCATATGTTAGTCTTGGTAAAGGGATTTGAACCCTCAAATTGGTGACTAATCCAACTATTATTTTCATTGTCAACTGGTTTACTAAAGCAGGTCTTCCATAAATGGTCCAAATACTTTCCTCAAACAGTAATCTCGTTTACCGATTCCGACACACCAAGATAAAGCGGAGAACGTAGCAATCGAAGCCAGCCCAACTTAATGGGTTCTTGTTTTCCAAACAAGCGAGAGCCACCTGCTCTTCCTTCGCTCTCCAAATTAAAATATTAAATAAGACCCAACAGCTATATATTGATTAATATCTAATTTTTCAGTTAATAACTTATTAATGTTGTCTGGTTGATTAGCATACTTACTTGAATTATCTAATATTTCATGCATTATTTCTAACGTTACCTCTTTACTTACACCAATTTCATAAAAAGCTCCAATCAATTTTTTTATTTCTTCCATGGGGTGTTACCACGGTATCGAACCGAGTTCTTCTCCTTCACAGGGAGACGCTTCACCTTAAAGCTTGAAACACCATTTAATAGGGATAATATGTGGGATTCGAACCCACGGAACCCTCAAGGTCCGCCCCTTTTCGCAGGGGTGCTTTAAACCACTCAGCCAATATATCCAATTTATTTTCTACCTCGATACCAAAAATGCGGTGAGACTCGGAATCGAACCCAGAAGCCAGCTCATCACCGACACGGCTGTTTTCAAGACAGCTGCCTTACCGTTAGGCTACCTCACCGTATATACTAAATTTCACTATTTAGTTGCTGATAGGGGAGGATTCGAACCATCCACGCTGAGATTAGGAACAAAACATATCGCTACCGTGTGGTCAACCCATTATTCTGTCTTTATTTCTTTGTCAGCACCTCCGAGACAAGGAGGCATGTCTGCCATTTTCAACACCTATCAATTTATGTTGCACGTAAAATAGGATTTGAACCTATGTGGAGACCTAACATAAATGCTATATATCTCAGTAGGGTTGGAGCCTACCACCTTCGACCACTCGGTCATTTACGTGTATTATTTGCACGGGTAATAGGATTCGAACCCATATCAAAGGTTTTGGAGACCCGTATGCTACCATTGCACCATACCCGTGTGTTTCCCGTAATGTCAAATAACTGTGTATACTATAATCTTTCCTCTTTCTCTAACAAACTTAAGTTCGCCTATGTAACCCTCGTCTAACGCTATCTTCTTAAATCGGTCATGAATTTCATCGAAATCAGTTTCTAAATCCTTTGGCTTCACAACACCAAGCTTTTTATATCTTTTTTCTTCTTCGTCCATGTGTAAAAAAAAACCTCTGATTCTTATGAGTCAGAGGCTTTCGATATTTTTAGTGATTTAATATTAGATAGTATTAATATCACTCGATAGCATGACTTGATTTTCTGAACGACTATTATTATGTCTCCAGTTAATCGAATTAATCATATTGTTTATGTTTGCTATCATTGTGATAATTTTTTGTTGTTATTAATAAATATATGCAAATATACGAAAAGTTTTTGAATTGTCAAGTTTTTTTTTAAACTTTTTTTTTGACAACCTTTAAAGAACTCTTACTTTTTATTTACATTGCAAATATACGAACTTAATTTGAATTAGACAAATCTTTTTTTATTATTTTTTTAAAAAAGGTCCTAAACGAAGAGCTTTCATCGTAAAACGCTCAAGAGATTCATTATTATAAACGATAAAGTCTGCATCATCCTCAGTAATATTGAAAGAACTTGAATCTTCAATTGGTAATCGTTTTTCAGCGGAAACCCAGATGATTAAATCGAATAAACCTTGTTTACGACATTCCTCAATTTCAGCGTGGTCTCTCATACCAACATATGTATTATTATATTTAAGGATTTCTTTAGCTAACCTAGCCTTATCATCTTTATTATAGTTACATATCATTTGATACCATTCATTACGATGATTAAATCTGTCATTGAAGCATTCTTCTGAAGTTTTATAACCATACTTTTCTTTTAGCTCATCAAATATGAAGATGTCACAACAAGCTTGTGATGAAGAGATAAAACTGAGGCCAAAATGGTCACGCAGTATTTCGGCCAATGTATCCTTCCCGTGACGAGCATTACCGATGATTAAGACTTTGATATTATTTTTCATAATTATTTAATTAGACTTTTAGCTTTAGTTAGGTTCTTTATTGCTGTATCTATAGCTTTAGAATCTCCATATTCACATTTGGACAAGATTTGATTTGTTAATGACACAAGCGCATTAAAATGATTAATGTAATTGGCATCAAATGTATGGTTTTCTAACCATTTAGAAAGAACTTCATCTAACTTTTCACCCGAACCATCACCATCGAATGGTTCCTCAAGCCAAAACTCAACTTTCCCATCAGAATTAATTATAAGTAGATTATCGCTAATTTCTTGGTATGTACCCCAATTATTATAATTACCTGTAAATTTTAGTTCATAACCCTTTTGTGTTATTGTCTGGTTTTCAAAGGTAAATGGTTGACAGATAGATATATCATCTAACCCGTCAGAATTCATATCAAGGTCGTTAAGAAACCCGATAATTTCGTTTCCGTTGATTTCGTTTATATTCATGTACAAATATACGAATAATTACGGAATAGTGCAAATAAAAAAAGGCTAATCTTTCGATTAACCTTTAATTTTTTCAGAATGAGCTTGTTTCTTTACCTAGAAGATTTTATTGCGGTATTCATTCTTTGTGTTGCAGTGGCTGGAGTTGCACCAGACTGTAAGCTTATGAGGCTTACCTGCTACTATTACATTACCCTGCTGTAGCGAGAGAGGGAATCGAACCCCCGACCTAAAGGTTATGAGCCTTCCGAGCTACCTCTGCTCCATCTCGCAAGTGCATCTTCCAGATTCGATACTGGATTAACCCCCTGAATGGGGCCGTGTTCGCTTACACTAAAGATACATAATTCGGAATCAACTTGTTTTTTTGTTAAAGAAAAAAATTGTTTAGTTTGCTGAACTGATTCCTCAAATATTTTTAAGACCTTGAATTAATAAATATATGCAAATATACGAAAGTTTTTCTTATTTGTCAAATTTATTTTTAAATTATTTTAAATTATTTTCAAATGGGGCTAAAACGATGAAAATTCCATGTTTTTTATTAAGATAATGAATAACATTTATTACTTGATAATACTTTTTATCGGTATCAAGGTAAACTAATTCATTTAGTCTAGGTATTACAAAGAGCTGTTGTGTTTTCATTACGTCCCATCTTTCATCAATAAACGTTAATGAGTATTTCCTTTTGAACATTTTAATTTATTTTTATAACTATACTAAAATATTTACAAGTGTAAATCTATTTATAAGTATAATAACAAAGAAACTAAAATTATAACCTATGGGATGCGGATGCAAAGGTGGTAAAAAAAACGTAAATAGTACAAGTACTACTACAACCACAACAATTACTAATCAACCAACTGTTACAGTAACTACAGTTACGGTTCCAACAGTTAAAACTAATTAAATTAGAGGGGACTTTTTAAGGTCCCCTTTTTTAATGAGTTTAACCCATAATAAAGCGACTTATTATAGGTGTTGATTTCTTTACCCTAGGTTACAGGGAGAATCTAATAGAGTGGAGCAATTGAGATTCGAACTCAAGTCTTAAATATTCTTCTAATGCTTTCTACATGTTTAGAGCAATTTTCTTACTACTCAAAATATCTTGATAATTGTGTCAGGTATCAAGATAACCTACGGTATTTCTTTTACTTCTATAGACCCCACAAAAAGAAGTTTTTGGTGGACTACCACCATCGCTGATTTAGGCTACAGCAAGCTCTCCTGCAAAGCTGTAAACAGCTTCGTTAAGGAAATTTTCAGATACGATTAAATCGTTGTCTTTTCTTGTTTTAATAGCGAGATTTAAGTGCTTCCATCTAGCACTACATGCTTACACTGTACGACTATATCTAATCAATACCGTGTTGCCCCATATTTTAAAGAACTATTTATAAATATTACCGTTTTTCGGTAAAGTTAAATTGTAGTGCAAATATACTACAATTTAACTAAACTTCCAAATTTATTTTTTACTTGTACTTATCAAGGTTTTTTGTCTTATTCCAATCCTTCTCAAAATCGACTGGATTTAATAAGTAAGCTGATAAGGCATTAGCTAATGTTTTAGCTTCTTCAACCGCAACTGTTTGGCAACCAACCTTAACTATAAAACCGTAGCTAATTGGGCTGATTCGTATTTCACGAATTCTGCTTTCATAACCAGCTGAAAGTAAACCTTCTCTACTAAAAGTCATTGGCTCAGCGGATTCATCTTCTGATTCCATTGGAGCTCTTTCATCCATCGGATAAGATGTCGGACCTATTGATTCCGATTGTACTAAATTTTCTACTTGTTCGTCCATTTTTTTGTGTTTTTTTTATAATGCAAATATACTAGATTAATTGTAATGTTGCAAATTTATTTTTAATCAATTAATTCAAATTCTACAACATCAGTCGAATATATTGAATGTGACCAACTAATCTCCTCAGCATTACCCTCAGCAACATTAAATTTAAAATTACAACCGTATGGTAACTTAACTAACCCAATATAATCATCATTATCTGGTTGTTCTTCACCCTTACTGAAGGAAAATGACGGTAATTCACCCTGTTTAAGATAATCAATAACATAATTCGCAACAATAAGTTCATTTGCACCAATATCTATCCCATCTTCAATGTTTTTGAGAGCGTTAACTAACTCTTCACATAAAACAAATTCAGGATTGTCAATTAAATCAAAAATTTCTGAATAATCAGCCTCATTGATGATTGTTGTTTGAACTCTTTTGGTGATTTCAACTGGTGGTTTAACAATACCTAAATACTTACTACTATCAATTGGTTCACCTTCAATTTTATCTAAATAAGGTAAAATTCTAGCAATAATGTCATCCCTAGATGAATCAACTAGTTTTTTAGGTAATTTATACTTTTTAATATCATATGGTCTAGTAGCCAAATGTAATTTAAGTATTAATGTTGCCCCCCTATCCCTAGCATCGTATGCTGATGTTACATCTTCAATTATAATACTATTTGAAAACCATTTATTACCGTAGTACTTATAAGGTACATCTGGAATTTTATTGATAATTTCAGTAACAAAATCATCTTTTGTTTTACCCTTTTTACCAACATGTTTTAGTAAATCAATGTTATAATCTCTATTAACAATGTTACCATCTCTATTTAGATAACAAAACATGTTTGAACCCCAACCGCCATTACTCTGTGAAACTTCAATACCATCATAATAATCAATTTTTATTCCACCTTCACTATACATTGTTGAAAATATATCATTATGTGAAACAGTTTTATTTTCGCTAATGATGATTTCTTGACCATAATAATTATATAGTGGCCCAAGAGTCTTTTTAATCGCTTGAGATACGGAAAACTGAACATTAATCTGGTTTAATTTATCCTTTTCGATGGCTTCTAAATGACTTTCTTTGTCCATCACAAAGTATTTACCATCATCTCCAAGACATAAAAGTTGTTCATCATTTAATGTTTGAACTACTTTACTATTTTTATGGCGAGAATAGTTAAAAATTTCAGTATTAAAAGTCATATTTTTAATACTGGCAACCATATCGGTATCCAAATTTTTAAAAATAGTATATCCCTCGTTAGTTCTCTCAAGAACTAAGGCTTCATATTTAGAAACCTCATTATCTAATATGATTTCCATTATTTTTTACCTTTAGGTTTGTTTTTAACTATACCATCAATGATTCCATACGCTAAAGCTTCATCAGCTGTTAACCAGAAATCTCTCTCAGCATCTTTCATTACTTCTTCAGCAGTTTTTCCAGTATAACTAGCAAGCATTTTGAATAAGTGGTCGTTATACTTCTCACTTTCCACCATTGAAACCCTCATATCTTGGATATTACCTTCGGTACCAGCAGAGACTTGGTGTAACATTACTCTACTTGAGGGTAATGAATACCTCTTACCTTTTGTTCCAGCACCCAATAAGATACTACCCATACTTGCGGCCATACCTGTATTAATAGTTATAATGTCTGAGGATACATACTCCATAGTATCAACGATGGATAGACCTGATTTTACAGAACCACCTGGTGTGTCAACGTACATCGTGATGTCTTTACTCTCTTGGTTATCCAAGAACATTAATTGTGCTTGAACAACTGTTGACATTCTATCATTAACTGGACCAGCCAACCAAAGAATTCTATCTAACATCATTCTTGAGAAGATGTCAATTTGAGTTACCCTCAATTCACGTTCTTCTAGTACATATGGTGTTAAAGACCCAGTAACCATCACATTATTGTATATCTGTGTCTGTAAAACTTCCCAATCACGAAATTGGGTATCGGTTACACCAAAATGTTTTTTGGCATAAGTGTTAAAATCTGTTCTTATCATTATTCGTATTTTCTAGTTGTTACTATTTTTAAAAAAACCTCTTCTAATTCATCATCATCAAAGTAATAATTACCACTTCCATGAGAATATTGCCAAGTGAATCTAAATAATTTTTTATCTGACTGACGTTCAACAACTACGTTGTGACATTCACCATCGCAATCTCGACTAGGGTAATCTTCAATAAAATTATAAATTTCACCATTTAATTCCCAAGGACCATGACCTGTAAAATCACCCCAATTTTCTTGGTTAATTTTAATTATTTCTCTTTCAATTTTCTTTTTACTCATGCTTCTGTAGTTATAAATACTGGTGTGTTATCACCCATCCAAGCACCGACAATATTAAAATTGTAGTACTCATACGCATCTTCATAAGACATTTCATCTCTACTCATTAGAGTACCAATGATTTTTTCCACTGAGTAAGCTACGACAGGGCCAAGATTTATCCTCTCAGCCATGCCGATTATCGCTTCATCAAACCCATCACATAATAATGCCTCAGGATTAATTTCTTCAATTTCTTCTCTAGTCATCTTAGTTATCTCCTTGTGATTCGTACATCAATCTGATAAGAGCTTTAAGGTCTAAACACTTTTGATGTCCATACTTAACTAATAACCCACTAAAAGTGGTAAAGTCAGGCTTAATAATGGATATTTTATCCTTTTCAGCATCAAAGTAGATTTGTGCTACAGTTTCTTCAACAACCATAGCTTTTTGTTCTTCATTTAACGGTTCGAAAATCGTTTCATTTAGAATGATGTAAACATCGTTTGCACTTTCGTGTCTTAAAAGGTCATTCGCCTTAATAATTTTAGTTACTTCCTTTAATTCATTGTTACCTAACACCTTAATGTTAACACTGTTAAGTGAATCAATTTCAGCTATTAAATTAGTGAATAGCTCTTGGTGGTCTGGAAATACTTCTTGATACTCTGCCATATTGTTTTCGTTTTAATTATAGCAAATATACTAAGAAAATCACTAAGATGCAATATTTTCTTTAAGTTCCTTAATTTTTTTAACTAATTCCAATTCTTCAGCAGACATTTCTTTATCAACAGAAAGTTCAAGTTCGAATATCATATCGCCACGGTTAGTATTATTCAATTGAGTCATTCCTTTCTTAGGGATTCTAAGGGTATTATTTACATTACTAAATTCAGGTACGGTAACTCTTATTTTAGTACCTTCTATAGTCGTAGTTTCAACTTTATCACCTAAGATTAATTGGTGATAGTTTAGTTTAAGTTTTACACGCAAATCATTACCAGCCCTGACAAACTTATCATGCTTCAATTCAGTTATATTAATGATTAAATCACCCGATATACCGTTCCTAGTTGAATGACCCTTACCAGACATTAAGAACTGCATAGAATCAACAATACCAGCTGGAACATTAACATCAATCGTTTCATTAGTGTCAACAGTACCTTCGCCTTTACATGTTTCACATTTAGATTGATATACGGTTCCATTACCATCGCAAATATCGCATGTATATTGATTATGTATAACAGCAAATGGGGTTTTTACTACTTCAACTCTCATACCTGTACCACCGCATTGGGAACAATTAGTACTACCATGCCCACCTGTTGAGTTACAATCGGTACAATTACCCCTTTTCTTATATGTGAATTTCTTAGTAACGCCAGTGAAAATTTCCTCAAGAGTTAACTTTATATTAAGAGTTAAATTTGAACCCTTATTCATTCGTTGTCCCCTTTGAGTAAATCCAGCACGTTTAAAAAAATCAGCCATTGCATCATACCCCCCACCGCTATCAACGCTATTATCAAAGCCTGACATACCAAATTTATCATACTTATCCTTTTTATCCTTGTCGGATAAAACTTCATAAGCTTCAGCAATTTCTTTAAACGCTTCGGCATCACCACCAACATCTGGGTGATTTGTTTTAGCAAGTTTACGATAAGCTTTCTTTATTTCATCTGGTGTGGCGGTATTTGTAACACCTAAAACCTCGTAAAAATCCTTTTTAGCCATAATTATATCTTTATTTTTTGCAAATATACGTTATTTTTATTTAAAAACCAAAAATGGTATATAGAGTTATTTTAGTAAGTAATGGAGAGTATAAAAAAACATTTCATCGCAGTAAGACTGTTGAGACATGTTATAAAGCATATCATTCATTAATAGCTGCTAATGAGAAGGTAATGTTTCCTAAGAGATTTATAAATACGGGTAAAATAAAACCTGTAGAGTTTAAAATATGTTTGATAAAACCGACTGAGCCTAACGATGTGTTTAGAACTGTTAGAGATGACTTTGGCCGAACTTATACTGAAAAGCCTATTGGTGATTGGACGATATTAGCATCTGAACCTTATGAAATTGAAGAAGAATTCTGGATATTTGGACGTGACCCTAAAGCTAATAGACCAACAATTGATGACGTTGTAAAAAGGTTAATGGTTGGAGCCTTTAAAGATAAGATGGTAAAGCAAATAATTATTGTACATAATAAATTAGTAATATATAATGAGGACCAATTCGATATGGTACTATGTAAAAACAAAAATGATGCACAAAGGTTGCATCATTCTTTAGCTAAAATAGCTAGGAAACAAAAAATTAAAAGTCTAATGTTTATGGGAACGGCTACGCCAGCTACCATAACTCGTATGTATGACCTTATAAAGGAAAGTACTGGCTGGCCTATTCAGAAGATTAAGCGCACCAGTACTAGACCTTAACGTAGAAGGTTTTCCAACTTTACTACTAGATTGGCGATTTTTTTATTATTCTCGTCAATTTGTCTTTGAATGTTATCAGGTATATTTACAACATACTCAGATTTCATCTTTGAATTTGCTCTCTGTAGAGCATCGCTTTCACGAAGTAAATTATCGTAATAAGCAGCCTTTTCTTGATTTGTCATTAATTTTTAACGCCTTCTTCCGAAAGAGGATGACGAAGAACCACTAGAGGAACTTCTACTAGAACCGAAGGAAGAAGATGATGTTGAAGGTCGGCTAAAGCTTGAGGTCGAAGTTCTACTACCAAATGAGGATGAACTGCTTCCGCTTATTGTTGTTGGTTTACCAAATGATGAAGTACTTGTAGTTGTCCTATTACCAAATGATGAACCTGTTGGGGTTGTTGTTCTATTACTAAATGATGAAGTACTTGTAGATGTCCTAGAAGGGCCATTATAAGTATTCCTAAACGGTGATGATTTCCAAGAACGATACCTAGATGAATTATAGCTACTAAAATAATTACGATGTGAACCATACATACTATTCACATACCCAAAACCGCCATAATTATACCAACTCATAAACTGATTGTAGGCAATTACATACTGAATGCCATTCATTACATAAACCACGTCTTGAGTGCCTGAATAAGGGTCAGTGATTATCTGATAATTTTGTTGAGCCACTACTGGCTGAGATACAACAACTGGTTGTTGTGCTACTACTTGGGGTTGCGCTGAATAAACAACCGCTGGTTGACTGTTGCAAGATACCAATGCTATGATAATTGCAATAAACGAGAAACTTAAAATTTTTTTCATTTTTTTTTACTTTTGTTGATTAAAATACTTTTTTTAACTAGATTTACAATGTTTGTTTAATCGCCCTCTAAATCATTGATAATTTCAGTGTCAGTAGCACCAATATAGGCTAAGACGTTAAACACTCGGTTACCATTACGGATTTCTCCAGTAGTCTTTAAAACTACACACACAGGAATATCAGTACCTACAGTACCTAAACCACGGTTTTCCATTTCCGCAATAGCGGCATCCAAACCATCATAAATGTTTGGGGCATTCTCAATTACAATTCTTTCGCTCATTTTTTTTTATTTTTATTGTTATTTAATGATGCAAATATACAACCTTTTTTGATACCACCAAATTTATTTTTAAAAATAATAATCTTTTTGATAATGCAAGTTAAAATGAACGATTCCAGTTATAGGGTCAACATATTTTTTTCCTTGCCATTTTCTTAATGGTTTAAGAAAGAATCGCTGAATTTTAAGTAGTAATAGTTTCATCTGGGGTTAATTTTTCACCATCTATACCGAAGTTAACGGAAATGTCGTTTATTAGCTTATTTACACGCTCCATTTGTTCTGGTGGAGCAATGATAGGGTTAATACATTCTATTCGCTCTACATCGTCCGTAGGTAGGAAAAATGCCATCACCTTGAAGTTCTTAGCTTCTATTAGATGATTAACTGATTGTGAGAACTGGTCCATTAATGGACGGTTACTCATAACTTGTCTATCCACATAGAATACTAATACTAATGGATACGTTGATTCTGTTGTTCCGCTCATGATTTATTGTTTGCTTCTTTTAGAAAAACAGCTATTAAACTGTCTCTTTCTGAATCACCTAACGCTAATTCAGCTTTTATTGGTTGACCGTTTATCATTAAATAAACGATATACTGAGTAATTGTTCGGCCTTTAAAAACTTTACTTCTGTACTCATCAATTGGTTTTACTACTACTGTCATTTTTTATTTAAAATTAGACAAATTTTTTTAAAGTGTAAATACAATAAACAAAAAAAGCCGTAATAAATTACGACTTCTTTTTATAACCTTGCCAAGATGTGGGAGTATTTACTTCAAACTCTGTTGTGAAGATTGTTTCAAATTAATTAAATAAAACAATTTGAAAGGGCTGAAACAATTTTAAAAGGCCCAAGGGTTTAGCAATTTTGAACATTTTTCTTAGATTTGTAAATTGCAGTATACATCTTTTATGCAGGTATTATATTGTAATCTTTTGATAACGTTCGCTATTAACAACTTCGTTCATCATACTGATTGGTGTAAGGTCCTTACCAGCCAACAAGTTTTTCAACAATGAAGGGCTGAAACCAGATACTAACGCAGTTCCTTTTTCATCAAAATGAACTGGACTATCAGTATTCTTAGCGTTAAGGTTCCAATATACTATCTTAGGCATTGTGTACCCAGCAGCAGCATATTGTGCTCTTATCATTTCTTGAGCAGTTGGATTCCAACCACCTACAACACTTGGATTGAATTGCATATCTGATAATATCAATACCATTGTTGGCATTTCTTCAACAGGAACACTATGCCTCTTAGCTTGACCTAAGATAAGGTTAAATGTTGCTTCCAAATTTGTACTACCATGCCATTCAGCACGAGCCAATTGATTATATCTTTCAGATAACTTACCAGATAAAATCTGTAACTTTGGATTAGTTGAGAATGTTACGAATGCATCCTTAAAGATACCTACATTCCTTTCAGAGATATACATACCTAAAGAGATAGCAACGTCAATACATCTAACTAAAGCGTTTCCACCAGCAGAACATGACATAGAACCAGATGTGTCAACAACTGGTAACAATCTTTCATTATTACCTAACATGTAGTTTGGTAATGCTTTCCATTGCTGGTCAGCACCATCCTTAGAACCATAGTTCAAGTTCTTGATAATGTCATATGGGTATACAGCACCAGCATTAATCTTAGTTTCACCTTTTTCAAGGGAAGTCAAGTAAGCTTGGAAACGAGCTAAGTCATTCTTAGAGAACGCCTTCATGTAATCTGACATTGCTTTTGATGGCAACTTAGAGTACTCGATAGCAGTCCAGTTCTTAGAACACATTAATTGTTCTACAGTATTTGAAAGTTCAACAAGTTTCTTTCTGTAATCCTTTGGAGAAAGGCGTAAGTAGTTCCTAAGAACATTAGCTTCACGCTTCCTTTCTCTGTTACCAACGTTTGGACGTGGCATCCACTTAGCACAAAGACCATTCTTTTCATCAAGGCCAGTTTTAATAAGCGCAAGAGCTTGGTTTTCAAGCTTAGTACCAATTAATTGTAACACGTCATCCCAACGTCCGAATTCTGGGATATGAACTAAGTTCTTACCAAGAGTTTCTGAATGATTATTAGCCAAATATTTGATTAAGTCTCTAAATACTTGTCTTTCACCAGCACCGCCTCTAATATCACGAGCCCAAAATAACAACCTTAATGCTGTTAAGGCATCTTCGTTAAAAGCTTTAACGAATGTATTGATAAGTAATTGCTTATCTTTACCTCTCATTGCACCTATTTGGAAAAATAAATTAACACAGTGGTTAAGTGAGGAACTATTAGTAGACATACCATTAGCGGTAAATGTGTCTTTAGTTTGCATTGCTCTTAATAAACTTGTTGCCATAAAAGTAAATTTTAATTGTTTTATTTAATTGAGTGCAAATATACGAACTATTTTTGTGTTTTGCAAATATTTTTTAAAATTTATTTTTGCTTAACAAATTTTATAAGAATTCCACCTAGTTCAACTTCGTATTCGTCCATCGGTGTGAAGTTAATACCAACTGAGTTCGTTTTATAGAATAACTCCTCGTTCAACTCTTTATGTTCATGCTCTGGTAGCTCATAGGTTAATGATAATCCTGTTTTAACTATATCAGGATTATTGATTATTTCGGATATTGATTTAATTAATGTATCGTAAGTCATATTAAAATTTTGTAAATAAATTTATAAAAAACTCCTTAAATCTTACTTTAAATGGTTTTTTAATAAATATAACCTTATTAGGATTAGCTTTAATCTCATCACCTAAACCTGATTTAACTTGTGTAATAAATTGATGTTTCCTCATTAGAGTCTTAGTCATTTCTAATTTATTCGCCTGTTCAACTAAATGTAATTCCCTCGATATTGGGGAAGTATTCTCTGTTAATTCTAATTCCATGATTTTTTATTGTAAATATACGAATAATCTTGATTTTTTCAATTAAAATGATTAGATTAACCAAAAAAAATTATGAATACACTTATTTTTATCTTAATTTGTTACGGTGCATGTAACAATCTTATTTATGGTTCTGTCTTTGAAGGATTCAGGTCGTTTTTAACTAACTTTGGTACTGGTGGCTATAGTATCTACAAATTATTCACTTGTTTTATGTGTTTAGGCACTTGGATGGGCTTTGCAATCTCAGCAATAATGTTATACACTGGTATAACGCCACCGATAGTATCAGATAATACTTACGTTACGATATTCTTTAATGGATTATTATCAACTGGTGGTGTTTGGTTAACACATACATTACAAGAGTCATTAGAAAAGTAATAAAAAAAACCCCAATATTGGGGTTTTTATTTAAAATCCTTTCGAATCAATACATTTTTCACAAGCTTCATCTGGGCCACATTCACAATCTGGCATTAAAGTGTTGGCTATTATAGCTTCACTTATTTTTCTTCGTGGTGGTAATTCAACGTTCATTTTAGGTTTTACCTTACCATTCAATTTTTCAGCTTCTCGCTTTCGTCTGAAATTTTCAGCTCTAGCTTCTTCCTCTAACATTTCTCGTTCCTCTTCAGTTAATGGTTGCTGCTGATGTTGCATGACTTGTTGGTCATATTCGACAGCAGGTATACCTGGTGAAGTGAATACTTGTTCTTCTACAGGTTGGTTAATTTGTTGCGGCAATGGTTCATCAATTTCATCGTCAATATCAAATTCATTTAATGTTGGAACCAACTCTTCATCGGCGATTATAAATTTTAACCTACTTAATTGAGAAAGAGTATGTTTTTTAAACACCTCTTTAAGTTCATTTACTTTAGCACGTAATAAATCATGTTTCTTTTCACGGTCAAGATTTATCTTGATAACATTAGATACATAATCTAATAGTTCATCTAAACCGATATTAGGATTATCACTGAATATCATATAATAATTCAATGTTTCATCCTCACCTTTAATTCTTTTTATCGTACTGGATTCAATTAAGTTCCAGCCAGTTTTGAATATTGTGTCAACAACTACTAAATCCTCAACATATCTAATACTGATGACATACGGTTTTAATGCGTTGAGTGCCTTTTGTAAATTCGCCATAGGTAATTTAAATTTTTATTCCAGTGAATAATACTGTTAATAAGTAAGCAACTGATACACCTAAAAGGAGTAGTGATTTACCACTTAATTTATACTTTAAAACTTCATCATCATTATCTGCACGTCTTGAAATTATCAAGGTCTGTACAAAATAATACCCATGTCTTATTGAATTAAGAGCGGCCATGAAGAATACAACGGTAAAAAGTTTATTTATTATTTCTAATAGCATTATTATACCTTTTTAGACTCTTTCTTTTGTTCTGAAACGTCTTTTCTTAAATCTTGTGATAATTGTTTTACTGTTTGTAAAGCTTTTCTTACTCTTACACCAGCAGTACTGTTACCTTTGTCGTAAAATTTGATAACATCTTCTTTCATTGAAGCAACTAATGCTTCTAATTCGTTAAATTTCTCCATTTTCTTTGTGTTTTAATTCTGGGGTTGTTTTATTTATCATGGTTGTAAATTTCTCCAACATTAGTTCGTTGGTTACTAAAGTTGATAATGCACTAGTAATTCTGAGTACTTTTGAATCAATATCTTCATTACTATTTATAGCTGTTTCAAGCCTTTCTTGAAGTTTAAGATTTTCAACTCCTAATTCTGCAATAACAATGTTTATTACTCTATTTGTGTCCATGATGAATAATGTACTAAAACAATACTAAAAATCAAGTATATTGAAAAATTATTTTGAAACTAATGAAAAATCTAATGATTTATAAACGTCAATCATCGTATCAATGTCGGATTTACTCTTTATATTATTATAATCGAAAATGAATGACCATAGCTTTAATAGCTTAGCTTCAATTTCATCCTTCTTAGCTATAGGGTAATAGACATCATACATAAAGTCTATAAAATAATTATAGACTTGATAATTACCAATATCAATACCCTCTGATTTAAAGTTTTCAATATTCTTATTCCAACACCATTTAAAGTGCGCTTCTTGGTCCGATGGTGTCATAATATCATCGCCCATATAAGTATCGAAAATCAGCATTAATAATGATAATATGAAGTCATTGAATAATTCACACTTATCATACCTAATGCCATTGGTAGCATAGAGAATCCCTATACTTTCCTTACTCATTGGTTTGTTAATGTAATTCAAGAGTTCTAACGTTTTATTTTTATTAATCATAATTTATTATACAAACAATATCCCAAAAATAAAGATAAAATACCTACAAAACAAAAACCTCATAAAATTATGAGGTTTTGAATTATTATTTATTTTTTATATCCTTTGTTGCCTCTGGAGCTTTCTTCTTTATCTTATCCCATTCACCATTTTTTGCTGCTGGAGCTACTGTTCCTTTATCGCTAGATACTGAACCTTGTACATGCTTCTTAGCTTCTGGAGCTTGAGACTTCTTGTTATCTGGTTTAGTTTCTGTAGCTGTAGCCTTTGGTGTACTACCACCTAATCCACCTGTTGGATTAGCAGCTGCATGAATTTTTATCTTATCCCAATGACCTTCTTTTGGTGCTGGTGCTACTGTTCCTTTATCAGTTGATACTGAACCTTGTACATGCTTCTTAGCGTCAGAAGATTGAGAGATTTTTATCTTATCCCATTCACCGTTCTTTGGTGCTGGTGCTACTGTTCCTTTCTCAGTTGATACTGAACCTTGGATATGTTTCTTAGCATCTGGTGATTGTGTTATACCAGCGTCATCCCATTCGCCTTCTTCAGCTGTTTGACCTTCAATATCTTCAGATTCACCCAACAATTTCTTTGATTTAGCCCAAATATCAGCAAATGAAGTATCTTCATTAACTCTATCCTTACCTTTAACCAAACCAAGAGTTGTTTCTGATTTGTAATTGAATAAGTGTTTCATTTTTTGAACATCTTCATTGATAAGAGTTTTATCAGATGCAGAAAGAACTACAGCACTACCTTCTGTAAGTGAACCTTCCCAACGAATAGTATATGATTCGTTACCGTCAGTCATTTGGAATACCTTGTTATCTTCTCTATAAGCTTCAGGTATTAATTTAAGTGCATTACCTACACCGTTAAACTCTTTTTTAAATTTAAGTCTTTTCATAGTTTGTTTTTGTGTTTTATTTTCATTTACCACATCTTTTGTAGGTAATGAGTTTGAATTATTATTAACGCTTTCAAGTGCATAAGGTTTATGGCCAGTGTCTTTCATTTCAACACTATTATCCTTACCATGCATATAGAATGTTGGAGTTTCTTCAGAACGCTTCTTAGCAGAAGATTTAATTCTCTTAACTAAATTCTTACCGAAATCTGGGTCACCGCCTTGGCCTTTAGCTACAACATTAGCCCATTCTGGGTTATTACCCATTTTACTACTACCTTCAATTCCCTCTAATGCTCTTTTCTTATATAAATCGTCTGGTTCTCTGTCATACTGAAGCATCTCCATACCATTTAGAGTTTCCATTTCATCATGGTTCTCCTTTTCGGCGGTTGAGTTAAAATTAAATTTGTTTGGTCCCATAGTCTTAGCGTCAGGGTCTTTCTTTTTAACATTCTTTTCGAAAGCCTTAACATCCTTTTCTATTGCAGCTACACCATCCTTATTTGCTTTACCGTTATCAACTTTTTTCTTACTATCTTTTGCTTCAGATATGAAGGTTTGAGTTAAGTGGTCTTTTATAATCTTTTTATCCATTTCGTATTTTATTATAAATATCTTACTTTTTCAATAAAGGTTTAGTGTTATGTAATTTTGTTTCGATAATTTTTTTAACTTCGGCAACACTTTTACCTGTTTTTTTAGCAATTGTTTCATACATCGCTTCAGAAGCAACAGAATTTTTAACATTTACCATTTTACCATCAGGGTGTTGTGTTTTAGCGGCACCACGCCAGTTAGCTTTGTTCTTAGCCCATATTGCTGGTTGTGTGTATTGACCACTAGGACTAGATTGCGGAGAGCCAGCTGTTGATGTCATCTCAGCTATTGGTTGTTCTTCTTGATTTGGTGTACCACCTAAAGCACCTGTAAATGCGCCAGAACTAGCGGCCCCAGTTGTTTCAGCAACGCCAGTTGTATCAGCTGAATTTGTTACTGTACCTAAATATTTTATTAATTCTCGACTCTTACCATATAATTTAATAAGCGCAGCCTTTAAACTATCATCAATCTTTACTAAATCTTTTTGGTTGTGTAGGAAATCATCAGCACCAACACCACTTGATATTGAACCAATATTTTGGTTAACATAATCAGCAATATCATCAACATTAAGGTGATATTGTGGGTTTGGTAATTGTTCTCTCGGAATATTATCATAGTCGAATACGAATAGTCCATCCTTACTTTGAAGTATAGCAATTTCTTTATTCATAATAAGACCCTTAAATATTGGTTCAGCGTTAGATACTTCAACGTCTGAACTATCTTGATTCCAAGGTGAATTAGGGTCATTTTCAGTACCAGCTGGATAATTACTAGCTTCATCTGTTTGTGCCTTAAATGGTGTACCAGTGTTATCTGGGTCAAGATATGGCATTAATGAATCCTTTTCAGCTTGTGACGTTGATGTTGCTGGCTTAAATCTGTCTGGATTATATGAGGATGCTTGGTTCCAAGGTGCTTTAGGGTCTTTTACTATCAAGTCAGTAATCTTACTAATTTCTTCTTCCTTTTCTTTAGATGCCATTTGTGCATCAGGACTAAACTTTCTCTTAAAGTAGTTTTTTATTTTAACCATACCACCGCCAATAGTTGCTACGATACCAACAGATGTTAAATAGCTAACAATATCACCCCATGTTACACCATTTTGTTTAAAGAATGGACTTAGACCAGTTTGTGATGGGTTTAACCAAATTTGTTTTATAAGGTCATGAACAGCTTGATGAACTTCTGGCGATAAAATATTTTCATTAATATTTTGCTTATTAGTAAACAATCTATTATATTGTTCATTCGTGATTCTAATTTTTCTCATATTAGTTTGCTTTGTTTGTTAAACTACCTCTCCAGAATGCTCTTTTATTCCAAAGTGTTTTATATAATTGAGTCAAGACATTTTTCGTTATTTCAACAACTTTAGTCTCAAGTTCTTGTTCGTTTTTTATTCTATCCTTTACTATCTTTTCAATCTTATTCTTGAAGTCAGCACTATCCATATAGACCTTAATACTTCTGTCAATATCTGATTTACTTAATTCTTCGTTGATTTTCATGTTATATAATTTGATATTATATAAATATACGTATATAAATGAAAAAAGAGACTATTTAGGTCTCTTTTTTATATTCGTCTTAATTTATTTTTATTTTACTATGACATAAAGTAATGCGGCAATAATTAATCCAGAACCAGTCAACATAAATGTCGATTTAATCTTCTGCCGATTGAGTTGCTTTTTTAAATCTTCCATTGTATTACTGAGATTTGTTTTTTGTTCATTCTGTAAGACTTGAACTCTTTGGTTAAGCGTATCTTTAACCTTAAGAATTTGAATCTCACTTGTTTTAGATGATATTATACTATCCTTCAACACTATGTTTTTCTGATATAAGGAATTATCTAGTTTACAAACTGTTAATTCGGATTGTAGTGAGTCTTTTCTGATTATATCATCAGCAATTTGCCTGGCAACTCTCTTAGAGATAGTAATACTATCCTTACCTGCCGTAACGTTTTGCGAAAAAACTGTCAAGTTGAGAAGGAGTATAATTGTTAATAGTAGATATTTCATTTTTATACGATTTATTTAATTTTGTTATTTGTGAATTGTTCTCTTGAATCAATGTATTATTGTAATCAACATTATCATTTAACTTTGATTGATTATCTTCAAGTGTTGTGAGCTTGCTATTTAATGACTGATTATACTTTGTTAATGAGTCAATTGTTACTTGAATTGTTGCATTATCTTTTAATGTCTTTTTAACTTCACTAGGGGTTCTAGTTATGTAGAATAAATAAATTATAAAGGCAATACCACCAACAACTATTATATCAACTAATAGCCTGCGATTAATACCCTTCAAGAAATTTAAAATAGTTTGAAATGCCGCTTTTAGCTTTTCCATAAAACTGTTTTTTTAATTGTTATGTGTACCGCACCAAATACAGATTGGTAAGGATTTCTTTTTCTTATGAATCGTTTGAGTAAAAAACTTTTTACAATTCTTACATTTTATCCACTTGGCTGTATCATCTTTTGGTGTGATAGTCGCCATTTCGTTTTTTAAGCGTTCGTATTGTGATTCAGTTATAATTACTTTCATTATTTAGCCCTATATTCAGTATTTAATTTTTGAGCCCATTCTCTGGTCCAATTTTGATAATAACCGTTTAATTTTTGTATAGTAGCAATCAATTCATCATCAAGATAAATCTGAGAAGCTTGCCCTTCAGTATCAGTAATAGAAATCATTAATTTCATTGCTTTAACTGACATGAAGAAATTAATGCCTGAATCTAACCTACCCTCAAATTGAACGTCTCTATCTCTAGGGTAAATCTTAAACTTAGTAATTTGAACTCTAGGGTCAACAGAATCACTAACTTTCTTAACTTCCTCTTTATAAACTGAATCATTAGGCTTTGGTGAGATTTCATCACTACTTTCATTATCATTTTCAGTTAATAGACCATCCCTTAAGACCTTAATCATTCTTTGGGTCTGTTCGTATTCATTTAGTATGTGTTTATTTTGCATCTTCTAACTTGTTTTTAAAATTTTCGAAAGGCCATGCTGGTGTTAAGTCTATGTAGTATTTGTCAACGTTACTCTTATAAAGAATTCCTCCATAATCATAGATGTCTTCAACCTTGGTATTGTGTGATAACGCAACTTTTGGTATGTTAAAATCACTACAAAGCTTACTAACCAGTTTCACCGCCGATTCTAATTGTTCATCAGTATATGGTGCCCAATAAGCTCGACCTCGCCATTTTTTTGTAATAACGGATTCCGATTTATTATAAATATGTCCTAACCAGTCAATAAACCCAATATCTTCAATTTTATTAAGGTAACCAACGTTCTCTAATAATATAATTATACTCTCGTCATTTAATTGTTGTGTTGAGAAATAATTTGATGAGTGATTACCTTCAAAATGGCCATAAATAGAACCAGCCGCATCTATTGTAAATGCAGCTGTTTTCTTATATTTCCCATTATATCTAGTAGTCCATTTTATGTAATTCTGTTCTGGACTACCACAATTACCTAATATAATTCGTTTCTTAATATTATCAGTGTTAACGTAATTTTTATCTGGTAATTGGTAAGTGTTATTAATCTCCATACTTAACGTTTAAAGTAACCACCATACCTGTTCTTAGAGTTAACTCTTTGAACATTATTCGTTGGAATGCTACCAACAAACCCTCGTTTTTCTCTAATATCATCTAACTCAATTCTACCATTAGGTATAACTGGTCCCCTTTGTTGTGATTGAGTTGGTTCAATTGTTGGTTCAATTACTGGTTCAATTACTGGTTCCTCAACTAAGATATTATTAGTAATTTCACGTATATTTTCAACCTCTTCGTCTTGAATCTTACTTAAATGTTCTTCAACAGATAAACTAGGTTCTGGCTCAGATATTATTGGTTCTGGCTCAGATAGTTCAATATTTGAGCTAGAAACCTCTGGTTCGTGAGCTTCAATTTCTCTTATTAGCTCAGCACCTTTAGTTGGCGGCATTGGATGCCATTCAAATTCAGGTGCTTCAACATCTTCATCACCATAATCATCATTAACATCAGTGTCCGTCTCAGGGTCACTTATTACGGTATTCTTTTCTCGCCTTTCAATCTCAAGAACTTTATTAGTAGCAATAACTAGAGCAACCGCTAATGGGTCAAATACAAAAATTAGTAAAAGAATAAACCAATTGATTATTTTATCCATTGGATAACCAGTCAATTGAGCTAAGTATTTTAATGGACCGATTTCACTTGTTGAGTTACCCTTAGCCTTAGTTTCAATGGCTTTGTTAGCGTAATAGTTAACAGAATCAGCTAATACGCTATTTTTACTATTTATCTTATCAATCTCGCTATTTAAGGTCTGAACTTCCTTAGACGATGCATCAATATCAGCTCTAGCATGACCTTGGCTTGAGTTACCCTTAGCTGCATCTATTCGCCCTTCTTGAAGGGTACGTAACGATGATAATTGGGATAGTCTAGTAGTCTTTAAATCAATAATTTTCTGATTATCGGCTATCCCCTTTTCAAACAAGCTTTTCTTATTAGTTAAGACATTAATAGCAGCCTCACTGACTTCAAGATTAGAAGCCGTTTTTTGGTAAGCATTTGAAAGAAAACCATAAATACCTGCTGATGTAATGCATACTAAAATAGTAACGCCAACAATTAAATAAAGTCGTAATGACTTACCTAATTGGTTCCAATATTTTTCAAGTAGACTAACCGCAATGACTTTACTGAATTCTAAACTAGTGGCCATAATAACAACGGCAACACTAGCACCAGCAAATAATTGACTAAGACCGAATACTGAGTAATATGCGGCACAACCAGCTACAAGGGTAGCGGCAAGAGCTACTAATGCGCTAAATTTTAGTTTCATTATTCGTTTATCAAGTTATATAAGTTGTGTGCGTTATGCTTAAGGTTTATTAAACCTTTTAGATGGTTTATGTTATCGTTAATAACTGTTTTAATTATTTCACAATCTATAATTAAAAATAAATTTTTCCAAGCTCTATTATCAATTCTACCACGTTTAACGGAATTAATTACGTTATTTAAAAACCAATTAATATTATTCATTTATCAAATTGTATAAGTTGTGTGCGTTATGCCTAAGTTTTCTTAAAGCTTTTTCTTTAATTTGTCTAATACGTTCTTTGGTAAGTGAAAAATTTTCACCAATAGCTTCAAGAGTCATTGGTTCACATTCAGTATTAATACCAAAATAAGATTCAATAATTACTCGCTCTCTATTATCCAATATTGATAAAGTTTCAGCCAATTCAGCTTTTAATCGTTCATCAACAACTAATTTATCCTCATCATCAGATTTATCTGAAATTAGGTCGATTAGTTCATCGCCATCCTCATTTATCTTATCATTTAATGATGTACAAACTGAATAATTCATTAAGTCAACTGGTTCCATATTATCGTCTAATATTTCACCATAAATTGGCTCACGTTCATTTTCAAATTCGAACTTCTCTATTTCTTTCTTTAGTGAATGTAACTTATTAATTACATTTGCTGGTAAACGTACCATTCTAGCGTTTTCATTTAAACTTTGAATAATTGATTGCTTAATCCACCAAACAGCATAAGAGATGAACCTAAAACCACGAGTATGGTCAAATCTTGATGCGGCCTTTACTAAACCATAATTACCTTCACTAATTAAATCAGCTAATGGTAACCCTTGATTTTGATAATCTTTAGCTATTGAGACGACAAACTTTAAGTTAGCTTGTACTAAGGTTTCAACAGCATCGGTATCACCCGTTTTTATTCTTAACGCCAAATCAACTTCCTCATCGGGTGTTAATAGGGTTGTCTTTCTTACATCTTTAAAATACTTTACTAGACTTTCTTCTTCTTCAAAATTTACAAATTTGTTAACCATTCATTTTTCATATTACCGCAGCTGTTATTATCCATTGGATATACAAATATACGAAAAAAATGGCAAAAGTCAAGTTTTTTCTGCCATTTTTACTCACTATTCGCTAATTTACTTAATAACTCCTTATCGTATTCTGACAAATTGTCAACCCCTTTATCTATAATAGAATTGAACCAATCGTTCTTTTCTTCTTTAGTAAGGGTTTCAATTTCGTCCAACTGGAGTGTATCTTCCTTATCTTTATGTATTACTGAATTATCCGCTGTTCGCCCAGTTAATTCATACATAAAGTTATTACTTTTTTCTTGCAAATACTGTTCCCGATTTCCATCTAAGAACCCAAACAACCCCTCATTAACCTCTTTTTTTAAGAAATGTACTCCTGTGTTCTCATTATTTAATTTAAACACCATAAAGTTGACGTTAATCGACTTTAAATACTCAGTTATTTCACTAATTTCCATTACGGATGTAAACGTGGAAATAATTACACCCTTTGAGTCTAACGTATTAGGCTTCGACTCAGCCATTTTAAAGATATTGGGTAAATTAGACCTATCAATCTCACCCATCAACACTAAACAATAATCAGTAAACTTCATCTCATTTTTTTTGCAAATATACGATATACTAGCCAAATATAAAAATTATTTAATTCTTACACTTGATATGTTATCGGGTTTAAGTACTGTAACAATATTGTCACCCCAATCTTTTATTATATCATTGTGGGTAATTAAGAAAACAATCTCATACATTCCTTTAATTTTATCAAACAATGGTTTCAATTTTTCAATGTTTTCATTAGATACTTTACCTAAGATTTCATCAAATGTTATAAAGTTAGGCATTGGTAAATTAGAAATTTTACCTAAAACGCTTCTAAGAGCTAAGCTGGAGGCCGTCTTTTCAAACCCACTACCAGACTTTAACAATTTAGATACACCATCCTTATTAATTAAAAATTGTACATCATTCTTATCATCTATAAATATCTCGATTTCGAAATCACAACACTCATCAAGTAATCTAATTACCTCAGCATTAATAATTGGTAGTACTGACCTTAAAACTAACTTACTAATACCCTTTTTACCTACTAATTCAATATAGACCTTGAATATTTTCTCGATTTCTTCTTCCTTCTTAATTTGTTCAATTAATTTAGTCTTTGTTTCAGTAGCGGTCTTATTATTTTGAATATCAGTCTTTATCTTTTGAATTTTAAGTTGAATATCATCCTTACTGTAGTCAGCAACTGTAAGTTTTGTTTTAACCATTGATACCTCGGAATCAACAGTCCGATTAAATTCAATAGCTTCGGCATTAAGCTTATACTTATTTAAGTCATTTTGTTTAGCTAAAACTTTATTTCTTAATGACCCAACCTCAACTTCAAGTCTATCTCTATCCAACTCAGTTCTATTCTTAACGTCAACTAAACGCTTAGTTTCATTTAAACCACTTAATTCTTCTTGTACATCAGTCTGGCGAAGTGTTATCTTTTCTATATCAGCTTCAAGAATTGTAATCATTTTACGATGTGTTGCAATATGTTCAGTATTATCAACGTCATCTAATTTACGATTACAAGCCTTACAAATGCCACCCTCAACTAAATCCTTAATAGTACTCTCTAAACGCTTAATTTCAGCTCTTTTACCACCTAACGAAACCATTATTTGGTTATTTTCAGCGGTTAATCTATGATGAAGGTCTTCATCAAAGTTTATTACACCAATTCCACTAATAGTTTCATTTAATTCTTTAATTTTTTCCTTTAAGCCAGTACCATTAGTAATAATATCCTTTATCTCAGTTTCTAGTTTAGATGGGTTTAACGCACTAATAACAACATCAATTGAAATCTTACTATTAAGTAACCTATCATTCTCAATTTTCAAGTTTTCAATATCATTTTTAACCTCATCTAGTCTATTGAGAAGAGTTAATTCAATATCTTTTCCGTTAGTTATTTTTTCGTTATGGTCTTCGATTTCTTGAGTAAGAGTAAGGACATCATAATCGTTAGATTTCTTCTTTCTATCGAATTCATTATACATTTTCCTAACAATAGCTTCCTTAGTTTCAATTACTTCTAAACCAATTAATCTAGTTAATATTTTACCACTCTCACTAGTAGTTAAACCGATAAGGTCTTCTAGGTTTTTTTCAGTTGCTAATACAAGCATCTCAAAATCCTTTTCACTACCAATGGTTGCTTTTAATTTAGCTGTGGTCCTACTGGCATCTTCCTCGTTCATTTGACTTTCCTCACCATCAGGTAATATTTCATAATAATTAACTTTATTAGTTACATTCCAATCACCACCCTTCTTAGCGGTACGTTTCATCTTTCTTTCGATAATAACATCTTGACCATCCAATTCAATCATACCACGAACTAATAATTCATTCTTATCAGAATAGGTATTAAAAATTTGTTCGTTTTTTTCAGTCTTAGTAGTACTACCATGAAGTAAAAATTTAATAGCGTCAATTGTAAGGGTTGTTTTACCACCTTGATTAGTTGGTATTGAATTAACAACAGTAAGTCCTCTTAATTTATTGAAAGGAACATAGTTATTTTCACCAAATGATAGAAAATTGTTAATTGAAAGCCATTTGATTGACCAACTATTATGATTAGATTGACTATCTTCAACATTTAGTTCGGCATTGACTTTATCGTCAAGCGTTATTAATCTTTCAAAATTAACATTTTTGTTTTCACGCTTAATCCACTCCTTCATCAACTCACGCTGATAAGAAGTATCCATTATATTATCAATGTTAGCACCAGTAATTTCAATAACATCACCAGTATTGGTAAACTTTACTGGCCGATAGATAACATCAACATTATTCTTATTTACACCATACTTTTTACTAAAATGAGTCTTAATTCTACTCTTAGCTTCTTTACTATAATTCTCTGGTTTATCATCCCAATACACCTTAATTCTTGAGTAGGGCGACATGTTAAATTTATTCTCCATAAATGTTTGTATTCGGTTTTTGATTTTTCTTTTTTTCGGGTACCTTAACCTCTTCAATTTTAGGTTCTGAAATAGATTCAACAACAGGCTCAACGCTAATTGTTTCAACCTTCTTATTACCTATTTGTGGTGCAACACCAAATTTTTCAATTGTAAATCCCTGACGCATACATTTAATCATAAAGGCATCATAATCCGTTATGTCATTAGCTTTACAATAAAGGTAAATGTCAGTTCGTAAATCCTTAGGTATTTCCATTGGGGAATGTTTGGTTAACGTCCTCTTGTGTCTGATGAAAGAAGCAAACTTCATTAGTGTGTTCATCCACATATAAAGCCACAATTGGTTTATCAACACGATATACCATGCTATCGTCATCTTCTGGGTCTAAATACCCAACTTCACCGTTCATAACTTCGAAGGAATCAAATTCTTCTGGGATACTGTTAACGAACTCTTTTAATTCTTTAAATGTCATTTCTTTTTGTTTTAGTTAATGATTACAAATTAGTAATCACCTCAGTATTATTTGTTAAATCCTCTAAAGACTTAATCTTAAAATTGTATAATGAATATGGATTATAAACATCATATTCTTTAAAATTTTTAGTTTGTACATCCCAAACAAGATAACCATGTTTGCTAACGTTCTCACCAAAATTTTGTTGTATTAATGAACTAGGATAAGCTATATTAATACCCTTATGAACAAATGCCTGACGTTTATGTATATCGCCAAGCATTACCGCATCACAATTATTGAATACATCCAAAGATGCACCATGTTCAAACTCATAACCTATATCTGTCTTAGCATTTACAATAGGTGCATGAAATAATCCAACATAGAATTTATCATCGCCAAATTGTGCTCTAGCTGACTCAATATCTGGCCTCGCATTTTCTTCGTAAATTGAATAAACACACCAAACAACATTATCATCCAGATAACACTTTGATTCCTTGAAATAGTTCACATTTAAGTCTCCAAGAAATTGAACCATTGGCGTGATACTATCCATCCTATCCTTATTATTTTCAAGTAAGTCGTGATTACCAGCAATAATAATCACTGGTGCAATTTCTTCAAGTTGTTTTATAAACCAAGTACCAAGAATCAATTGTTCGTTTGAAATAACAATCTTCTGATGAACTAAATCACCTACAATAACTATCCTAATTTCCTCTCTAGTATAGTCCTTGACCAAATCCTTTATCTGGCTAATAAACGTCCTAAAAACGTCCTTATATTCATCGTGAAGCCTATATGTACGTATGTGTATGTCGGCTAAATGTATAATTTTTTTAATCATAGCTTTGTTTCGTACAAAGATACGTTTTTTTATTTATCTTTGCAAATATTTATTGTAAATAAAGATATGCAAGATTTTATAAAAATAAAGTTACGGGAAGCATTAGGTATTCCATCGGCGAATGTACCAGCTAACATTCAGATTACACCTGATGAAGCTTCAATAATTAAAAGTATTAATTATAACGATATTATATTGGAAAAAGGGGAGCAAAATAGGAACCTACTTTATATTAACGTTAGCTTTACTAACGAAAGTCTTAATAATATCTCAGCTGGTATTAAATTTCAAATTCAATTAATTCATAATACCTTCTTTCAACCACACATGTTTCTATCTGAAACAATACAAGGCTTAGGTTTAGGTTATAAGATTTTTAAATGCTTTATCAATGAATTTGGTCACATTTATTGCGGTAAGGGTAGAACTGTTAACACAGAGGTAATAAATAAAATACTAGGTAAACTATCAACTGACCCCGAATTTATAAGCTTTAAGGGTAAAAATGGTATCCTAATTGCAACTAAAGATAACCCCGATATTGAAAATTTAAAGAAGATTATTTAACTATTGATTTACGATAAAAGTCTATTAAATCATTTTTTTTAGTTATTGTTTCAACATCTTCAACGTCAATTTCCTTAAGTTCACCTTTAATAACTGAAATATATTGTTTACATATATTATTCCAGATTACTTTTTCTTTTTTAGTGGGTTTAAAATCTCTATTATCTGTTCGATTTAGGCACAACTTCCAATCAACTATTTTAATTGGGTTATGGTCAGCGGTTAAATTCACAACCCAAACCTTACGAAAATTAAACCCCTTGTTTTTACTTCGGCACCAACTTTTAAGGTACCATTTAAATTGTTTTTTTGTAATACTAAAAATCTTGTTAACTTCTGGAAATATATAGTAAGCGTAAACAAAATCTTCTAATTTTGTATTATTAAATTTACCGTCAACTAATGAAAATTTAATTTCTATTGGATAAACATACGTTCCAATAATGTAATAATTAGAGTCTAAGTATTTATGTATTATTTTTTTCATTATGCAGCTTTCATAATATTATAATAATGCATTTCGATTAATTTTTGCGCTTCTAACCTCATATACATGATTTGTATTTTCTGAAATTCCATCTTTTCTTTATCCCAATACATAACGTAAATTTGGCGACATCTTCTTTTACCACCAAATTCTAATTCATACATTCTAGCATAAATTGAAAGCTGTAGCGTATAAATACTCCACTGGCAGTTCTGCATGTAATCGAAAGGCTTTAATAAAGTCTCGTAACCAAAAGGATTATAGAAATTAAACACCCGATTTGTTTTATAGTCACCAACATCAAAGAAAACATCATCAATATCAACAATTAAATCACTCATACCAGCTAACTCATATTGTTCACTGAATAATATTCGTTCTGGCCACATAGCTCGCCCTTCATCTATTTTTAAAGCGTTAAATGAATCAATTACCTTCTGTTCAAATAGACCTTCTTCATCATCAGCTGGAAAATACCATTTATTCGCTAACAAATACTTTTCCATTATATTATGGACCCTAGTACCATATATGTTAGCCTCATCATTTAACATTTGCCAGAAATCAAGTATTTCCTGTTGGCTCATACCAATATACCTTTCTTGCTTAACTGAATCCATTTGTTTACATATCGCTAAAGAAACAGCTTGCGCATCGAAATGCGGCTCAATTGATGATAGTGTTGTAGTTACTGATTTATATATCTTACCTGTCACCCTATGGTGATATTTATGTTCTATTGGTTCAAGGAACACTGGGCCTTCCCACATTTTTGCTACACTCATTAAACTTATTTTTAGTTACAAAGATACTAAAAAAATCAATTTTATGCAACTAATTTATATGGGTGACGTAATAATTCAATTATTCCTCGCCTACCAAATGTTTCATTTATTAATGAAGGGTCATATTCTTCTTTAGGTGAAATTATTCTAATTCGACCAACAAGATTACCAAAATTTAGCTTATTATATAACAATTTAGCATCTTCTTGTGCATCGCCATCAAGTAATATTACAATATTGGCACTAGATTTTTCATGGAGTTTATAGAGTAAATCATCTGAAATATATTTACCTAAGAGAGGTATTGAATTAGGTACTACAATATGGTCGGTTGCGCCTTCAACCAAATATATCGTTGAGTCCCAATTAATAAAATACTCATTAAAGATTATTGATTGCTTTTCGACTTCGGGGTTCAAGTATTTTATTTTATTATACTTCCAATCAAACCATCGAGCAATAAAGTAATTTAAAACTTTATCTTCATCATATGACGGTATGATAATTCTATTAAAGAATTGGCCCCTAGTTGTATAACCTATCTCATACTTCTCAATAATATCTTTAGTGATTCCACGCTTAGTAAGATAATTCATCGCTGAAGTATATTTAAAATCACGGTATGTACAATCTTTTAATGGTTTATATCCTTCAGGTAATGTTACTGAAATATGTATACGGTCCTCTTTAGATAGGAACGCTTCTGGCTTTAAGAGCTTATAATCACGAAGATGTCGCTCATTACCATATTTTTTAATTAACTTAATTATGGACCCATACATGTAATGGGTATCTTTACAAACCCAGCACTTAAAGACATCTTTTTCATAGTTAATTTCAAGGTTACCCTTACCATCACCAAAGGGCATACCTTTATCACGAGAACACGCAGGGCAGTCAAAACTTATCTGTCCTGAATCCTCATTATGTTTTCTCGCTTCACCTAAAAAACTCTCTAATATACTTGAAATATAAGGCACATGGCAAATGTACGAAAAATAAGACTAGAATGCAAATTATTTTTTCTTTGGTTCCCACAAATTTTCTTTATGCATGTAACCGAGAACGGCAGTAAATGCATCTGTCATGTCAAAGTTTTCAATCTTTAACTTGTTTTTTTTGTCGTATAACCAAGGAATTTGTGGTTCTAAATCGGAAACTAATTCCCAAATAATCATTTTTTTATCTGCATCAAAATCAAAACCACCAAATAAAACTGGCTCACTTTTTGCAATCTCTTTTTCAGTTCTTGCAGTACCATCTTTCTTAGTTTTTCTGATTGCTAATAGTTCGGGAAAACCATATTTTCTTGCATCATGGGAAGAAATAAAATCTGGTACAACACCTAGCGTTTCGTAAACGGACCTAGCTATCATACCATTAAATCTTAATAGTGTTGCAATTGTGTAAACATTGTTAGACTGTAAAAGAGGTTCCTCTATTATTACTTTTGTGATTCCCACATTAGCATAATTATTTAAGAATTCTTTTTCAAAAATCCTAGCTTTTTCAAAAAGCTCTTCCATTTTTGATTCTGGTGTAGGCTTAACCTTAGGTGTTACATGATGTAACAACTTTAAATCACCATTCTTACCATTATCCTCAAATAAGGCGATACCGATTGTCTTAGTTGACACATCAAGCCCAAGTATTAAATTATTTTCCATTTTATAACAAATTTGTGGAGAATATACTTGTTTAAATCAAAAAATAAAGCTTATATAGTTAAATTGATTGATAAAGCAAAAAAATCATTAATTTTCTTAACTAGTTGCCTATCTGTTTTAGCTATGGCGATTAAATTATTGGATGCATCATATAAGCCAACTTCAGTGATTCTAGGTGAATCTGATATGGTAAATGTTGGATTTGTTGATGTACCAAATTCACCTCTATTAGCTAAACAAGTAATATTTTGTTGAACAACCGTTGAAACGCTACCAAATGATACTGTAGTCGCTGTTACAGCACTGAAATTATTAACAATTGCTGGGTGTGTAATAACTAAAATACCCTTATCAAGATAAGCTATACCAACAATAGTATCGGCAGTAAGATTTAAATTTGTATTTGTTTGTCTATTTAAAAGACTCTTTCCATTAACAGAAAAAGGTTTTATCGTATTGAATCCTGTTGACCAACTTAGAGTTGGGTTACCACCGTTAGGTTTCATAATATCATCCGATACTAAAAATGCAACGTTACCAAATAATGATGCATCTGTTGATGGGTCAACGTAATTAGCATCTTGAGTAGCTAATGATTGATTTATATTCTCAAATGTACTATAGATAGTATATGATGTACCTGCTGATGTTGATAATACGGCTTTGATAGACTTACCATCTAACATTTCACCATATTGTGAATTATTGATAGCTATCGCTAAAATATTAGTAACCGCTAGGCCACTTAATGCAGTATCTGAATAACCACCATATGTTGATGTAACTCCTGTTAAATTATTATCAGTAGTTGAGTTTAAAGATAGGTTAAAACTATAGTAAAGATTAACCAATGGGTCAGTATTAACATTATTTCTATTAATAACATTTTGTGTTAAGTTATTATTAGTAACAGTATTTAAACCTAGTGGTACATAAGTTAATGTAATACCTGATGATTGTGTTTCAACAAATTTTCTAGTGCCACCTGCTGAATTAACAATCAGGTTACTCTTAATTGATGCGTTAGACCCCACACTATTACTAGATGAAGATGTAGCACCAACATTACCACTATTAGTTGGTACTTGGCCAGATAATAACGGTAATGCAGCATTATAGTTAGCATCAGAATCACCCAAGCTAAAATAAGTAATTAAACCATTATCGGTTGTAATTATTTTTTGTCTACCTAAAGGAGTTAATTTTGCCGTTAAGTTTAAATTTACTGATGATGTATTGTATCCCATGTCTTTATTAATTAAAAATCTAAGCTCAACTCAAACATTATTGTATCGTTTGAGGTTAATTGTACTGGTTGACTAACCTTTCCGATTACAACCAAATTATTATTATTGTCATATATACCAACCTCAGTTACTTCGATTGGTGGTGGATTAGTTGATAATTGTGTACTTCTAGTTGGATTAGTTGTGGTTGTAAATTGAGCAGAATTTACGCTAATATCAAAAATTGTCTTATAAATATTAGACCCAATATAAGTTTGAACATTACCATAGAAAAATCTTTCATCGCCAAATTGTAAAATGTTATTATTCGTATTTGGTGCCATTGATAAACTTTGTGTTATATCGTAAATTGTTGACGCTGACCCAATTGCAGTTGTTAATATAAAATTATTTGCTATTGGTAATTGATTTTCAAGCAATTTAGGGTCAATTGTCTGACCAGAAATACTAGTTAATAATGTTGATGTATAATCATAGGTTTTCCAACTACCAGCATCTGGTCTAACATTAACATCAGTTACTATTTGATAAACTAATTTGAACTTATTTGTGTAAAAACCTAAACCATCATAATTTGTTGATTCTAACTTTCTCATATATGGGAATTGATTCAACGCATTAATAGCAAATTGTACATCCATTGAGCTAGGTGTAGTATTAGTTATCTTTATGTAAGATTGGCATGGTAATGTCGCTGTAAATCCACTTCCAGATGTATTATCAAGAGCATATGTAAGATACATTGTTTGGTCCACACCTAAAATACCAGTTGTACCTACAGGTTGTGTAAGTGTGGCCGATAATGCTGGTAATGTCCATGACCTATTTGATTTATATGATAAAGCGGCAACAATTTCATCGTTATCAATAACAATAATCTTCAATTGTGGTAGAACTTTACCAACAACTAATGGTATTGAATTTCCAATATAAGCTGGATTTTCGATTAATGGTATATACTGAATATTACTAGTTCCAATTGTCTTCGTTGCACCGCTCGAAATGAATGACATTCCCATTGTTGTTCCAGAAGCAGTACTATAATTAGCCCTATGATACATTAAATCAGGTAATGTAATATTAACTAATTTATTATTTGTTGTATCAATGAATAAAAAATCACCATAAAGATTAGAAATTGTATTATTAGTGTAATGAATAATTGAGATTGATTTACTAATAACATCTGGATAACTATACCCAGTACCATTACAATTAACTTGTGATTCGGTTGAGTTTGTTTGTGTTAAATACTCTAAGTAAGGATTCTTTGTACCAGTGTATGTATATGACCCAAATTTAGTAAAGTTTTCATATAAATTTGTCGTTGATAGACCAGTAATACCAGCTAAATTCTCAGTAAATACATTATTCATGTTCCAAACCTTAACATCAGAACAAGTTATATTAGTCGCTGAATCAAATGACAATGTACCGCTATCCCAATATGCTGTTGATGTAGTACTTCCGAAAGTATTGGCAACTTCACCATTTGGATAAACAAACATATATGAATTACCGCCATAAACTGAGAAGTTAGGTAAAGCTCTGTCAACTGTAACTAAAACAGAACCTGTTGAAGTATAACCAGTATTTTGAATCTTATACCAAAGGTTCACATTTGGTGTTGTATTATCAATTCCTGAAGCAGTAGTACTAATATTAGTATTTAAATTTAACCTAATAAAGCTTGATACAGTTAATATACTTCCGTAAGGTATTACAATTGACGTTCCCCCAGTTATTGTAGAGTTAGGTATTGAGATAACAGATAATGTGTATGGTGAATTGATTTGAGTGGTATAATTAGTACCATTATTAACAAAAAATCCTCGTTCAGTTGCCTGATTATTAACAGTTGCTTGTACAACATTAATATTTGCTGGCGTTAACGCATTCAAATTTGAACCGCCAACGGGAGTTATAAATGATTTAATATTTGGTTGTAAATCAAAAGTTCTAAAGACTTTTGAAGTCGCCGATAATGTAAGGTCACTTTGATTAGCATTAACTAATTGCTCCCTATTATAATCAATTTCAGAATCACCGATAGCCCAATATGAAAAATTCAATTGTCCTTGTGCTAGTTTATTTCTACCAATGTCAGTCAATTTTATTGAAACGAATGGTGATGTACTTGGAATTATATATGACATACTTGTTTTTTTATTATAAATATATTTCTTTTAGGTTATTTGTAAATATTAGTAACTGTTTAGCGCATTACTTAAAATTGTTATTGGTACAGTTTCACTATAGGCCACAGATACTATCGGGTCGCCGCATTTCGAAGGGTAACTCTTAGTATTTTTTATTCTATAATACAGATTGGTTCCAGCATCACCAGTTAATGATAAATAACCGCTGTATGAGACAACATTTGTACTGTATGGAACTACATTACTAACCGTATATGTTGTAAATGTATTATCTGTACTATATTGTATTTCAAAATTACCATAATTACCCATTGGTGGGTATTTAATATACCAATTTAATAGATTATTATTTGAATAAATACCATTAATTACACTTGATTTTGGGTTAAAAATAACCATGATTATATCATCAATTAGTAATGTTCCGTTTAAGATAATCCTATTTGGATTTGATGTTGACTGATAATAATCAATATTATTAACTAATGTAATACCATTTAACATAACTACAATAGTAGTGTTAGCAAGTGGAGTGTTTAATAAATAAATTTCGTATTTTCCAGTTGTCGTGTTATAGTAGTAAGTACTATTACCATGATTATTTGTTGAACCACTAGGTATCACTGTATTTACATAAATAGACTCAGATGTTAATACTATTGAACTTGATTGATTAGATGTAATCGTTATAACATCTTTAAGATTAATTGGTCCTAAGAATGTTAATATCTGACCATTTAATGTATAATCATGACCATTAGCCAATGTTAAACCATTTAATGTTATTATTGGTTGACCATTGTATGTATTAACTAATGTAAAGGTACTACCAGTATAAGTGTACGTATTATCTGTATTTCCCACAATTATTACTTGTTGCGATAAACTTAATGTTCCTGTAATCGCATTATTTGATAATTGTGCTTGTGATTGTGAAAATACTGGTGAATCAGCACCATATATTGCAACAAAATAAAAATCAGTATCTGGATTATAAAAACTAGATGATGAATTGTTAATATAACCAATAGTATTTATTTTAACACCAAGAGCATCTAAGTATTTAGTTCCAGCATCGCCAATAACATAACCTTTAACTAGATAATCACCATCACTAGATGCACTAAATGTCACCGCTTGTGTTAATGAGTTAGTTCCAGAAAAAGCTGAATATGAAATATTAGGGCTCGCATATACTGGTGGTATAGTAAATAAATTCAATGCTGGATTAAATTGATAAATACCATAATTAAATGTTGCATTATTAGTTATGAATGAATTTGTATTACCAGTAAAATTAAACGTAAATGGTATTGTAGTACCCGTATTTGGGTCCATAACATATACACCGTTGCTACCGTTAGTAATCGTTGGAAAATTAACATCTGCAACATTAAAAATATCACCATTACAGTTACCAGTACATATTGGTTGGAAACCTTGTTTAACAATTCTAGTACAAGTGTATGCTGTTCCGCATGTATTTAATGAATAACCCGATGGACATGAGTATCCAAAAGTAGTACCTAACTCCCAAGTCTTACCGATAAATTGGTTTGTTGTGAATATGGTATTAGCTTGCGTACTAGCTGTTGATGTAGCGGCTGTTAATGCTGAAAAACTACTTGGATAATAAATTTCAGCTCCAAATGAACCTGAGGTACCACCTTGGTTTGAACCTAACATTTGTATAATATTATTACCTGACTGAAGAGTAACTGGAAAAACACTCCATACTTTAAAGTCAAATACTGATGTTCCACTAAAATTAACTAATAACTGACCATTAAGTGTAAATTGACAATCGTTATCTGCTGCAAGACCAATATAGTATGTTCCACCAGATGAAATATTAATACATTTTGCAAATCCAGCATAATTTGGTTCGCTAGTAGGATATAACCCCACTTTATTCAATCGGCCATCGGTTGTATTACCAGAATTAACCCAAAATCTATTACCAGATATTACCTTTGTAAGTGGGGAAATAACATTATTGTTAGTATCTAATAAAAAGCCAGTTCCATTATAAGTTAATGGAAAATTACTTAAATTATCTAAATTAGGGTAGAAGTAAGTACCATAATTACCATAATCTGGTAATGTATTACCTGAAGTAATCGTTGAGCCGCTACCATTAAAAACACTTGGTGTTGTATTAACTTGTTCGCAACCATCGTTTGCTGGTGTTTTAATAAAACCGCTTGGACATGTAAATGGCGGTACATATTCAAAATTACCAATTACATCAATCCCAATATCTAGTGATTGAATACCATATGGTTTAATAACGTGAAATGTATTACCGCTTAACGTATACGTATAATTTAAACTAGTTAACCCAGTAATAATTGATTGTATAAATAAAGCATCTGTCGGTGTTCCCGTTGTTGTATTACTTGTAAAAAATGTACTACTATACGCTAGATTGTTATTAGCATAAATATTTGTATTCCACGTAGAACCAGTAAAGCATGAAATGTCTAAATTAGTTCCAATACATGATGCTGTGGCCGCTGTTAGGTAAGTATTATATGGAACACCACTAATAGTAAAATTACTACCACCACATTGTACTTTAGTTGCACCACTAACATCGAATTGTGGTGTATAAAATACTGAAATATCAGAACTAGTGTTAATTAAATTAACGCTTCTATTTCTGGTAAATGTGTTTATTTGTTCATATATCCTTTCTTGGTACCTCATTAGTATGATAATTGTATGTTTGAAACTGGTAATTTATATTGATTATTAAGCCCGTATGTTAACTGAATCTTATTTGGTGTTAATGAATTAACATTAATAAAATTTTGTAAATATCCCGTAAATCCGTTCACTTTAATGTAATCGGACTGGTTAATATTAGCTTTTATTAAGCCAACAATCGTTAAATTACTTGAGTAATTACTCAAAAATGTTGCTGTTATTTGTTTTAGTATTAATGGCATATAAATAAATATTAAATTGTTACTAATGTTACCAATAAGACAGCATTAGAATTTGGTTCGACTACTGGCGTTGTAAAGTTTACGTTTGTTACATCTTGATAATTACCACCAAAATAATAACCACCCTTAAGGTCGTATTTATTAATTACTCCACCGAAATGGTTAATTTTATATGCTCCAATTTCACCATCAATTACCTTAGTATGATTATATGCTGTAGTTGAAGACACAACTAATGAAATCGTATCAGCATTGTTATTTAAAACTACATATGGTAATCTAGCAATTGAGAATGTTGCTGAACTAGTATTAATAGTATGCGGATAAACTGGTGTTGATAACACGTTGTCTGGTCCGATATTATTTAATAATATAGTTGTTGTTGAACCAACTTCATTTATTGTTATAGTTAAATATTTACTATTATCAAATGATGGAGCTTGGTTATTACCAAATAAATAATAAACTACTCTAGGTACATTAAATGTCGCTGTTGCAGTACATACTGCGCCAGTGTTAGTTGTTGCTGTTACAGTATATGTTGCGCCTGGTAATGGACTAATTTGTTGCCCTGTTACAATAGTTGAATTTACATTATTTGACCAAGTATATGTTATATTACTTGGTGATGATGGAACTAAGGCTATCAATGATGAATAGTCATAATATGTAATACCATTAACTGCATAAATATCAATTGGTGATATTATTACAGATAAGTTACATTGTTGAGTTGGAACTATAACTGATTTTGTTTTAGTGCAACCGTAAACATCTTGAACATTAATTTGATATGTTCCACCAGATACACCATATACTGTTATTGATTGGTTATCACTTACAGTACCACTTTGTATAATTGATGTACCGCTAATTGCTGAGTATGCAATTACATTAGTTGGACCACCGTTTACACTTTCAGCACCATAATCCTTAACTGTAAATGTTATAGAACCATCACCAACTAAATATGATGATTCAACTGTTGTTGCGCTTATATCAATATTACAATTAGTTTTACCAACTGTAAATATTGTGCTGGCACTACAGTTATACTTATCAATCACATTTAATGAATACGTATCAGCAGATAAGTTATTAAATGTTGGTAATGCAGTTTGATTTTGACCTTGAGATATGATTGAGCTTGTTGTTGAACTTAAAACGTAACTAATTGGATAATTAGCACCATTCAATGTTGTTATAACATAACCGCCAGTATTATTAGGATATGCATTATTGTTAAGAATTGATGATAGCGTTAATTTACAACTTCCTAATGAAATAGTTTCAACAGCTGTAGCAGAACAACCTCTTGAATCGGTTACTGTTAGTGTATAGGTATCCGCAGATAAATTATTAAAACTAGGAATATTTGAAACTAACCCATCACTATAGATTACCATATTAGAACTTGATGCGCTAAGTTCGTAAGTAAATTTACCAACATTACCAATTAGAACGGTTGTTAACATACCACCAGTATTATTAGGATATGCATTATTAGCAACAAACATTGTTAATTCGATATTACATACAAAATTAGCTGTTGAAGTTACTTTACCAATAAATTCTGAACCACTATTAAATTGAACAATATATGCGCTATTAAAACTATCATTACTTTGTTGATTCAAAAATTGTGATACATTACTTGAGCCGCTAACAATAACCTTAGTTGTTATATCTGCATTACAAGTGATACCTGAACATGGGCTTAAAACTGAGTTTACAGTTGTTGCGGTTCCAAGTAATAATGTTGAGTTTCTATATTTAAATTTCTGTGAATCGAATAAGTGATTACCATATACCTTACTTGAGGCCCAAATAGCCGTAGATGGCATAACTTGTTCAATAATATCCACCCAATAATTACCAATCAATTTAGTGAAGTTAATCATCGCAATATAATCAAACTGGTTAGATTGTTTTCCAGAGTAATTTAGCGCATTCATATATCTGTCATATAATAATCTAAGTGTCGGATATGATGAAATAATTTTCCTATTCTTAGCATCAACGAGCTCAGATTCAATATAATTCTCAAAATTTTCTACAGTTGTAACAGCACTTAATGATTGAGTCATTAAACCATTAATATCAATAGGTGCATCGCCGCAACTATCACTAACGCAAATTACATGTGGGTTACAATCACCCATTTCAATGGTTGTTGTACCAACAGTTGTACCAGTTAGTATTAGGGGATTATTTATAATATAATTCCAGACATCAGTTTCAACAGCTTTAGCTATATCAAGATTTAAATCAATTTCCTTGGTATTTAAAACTTGTAGTCCATTATCTAATTCGTAATCTGTTTGTCTTTTACTAACTAAATTATTAACATTTGATACACTATACTTACGTTCCTCTGGTGAGGTATTTAAAACCCAAGATTTTTTGTTATCAATTATCTTTTTCAACTCAAAACCTGGTGATTGACTCACAAATATATCATTCTTACTAATATGAGTACAATTTCTATTTATCTCAATATTATCTAATAAAACATATGTATTTATTGATGTTCCGCTAACTGTTATACTAATATTAATATTTTGATTTGTTATAGCGGATATTACAGTTTGGTCGGTTATTTTTGCATTATAATTAGCCCATGTTGATGATAACCCAGATAAGATTATTTCATCATAATTTGACGTTAATGCAGAAATACCCGATTGTGATTTTAAAATATTAAATATTGCGCTTAATGCTGTTGAACAATTAGATAATGGTAAATTACTATTGGTTACAGGATAACAAGTCGTATCATTAGGAACTTCACCACATAAATATAAACCACTTGATGCGCCGCTTAATGTTGTTATATAATTGAATGTATTACCACTACCAATTGGTTTAAAAAATTGTTCTTTATAAACTGGTGTATAAGTTACCAATGTACCGCTATTAACAATGTTCAAATCTAGTGTGGCACCAATAGATTCAATTAAATTGAGAATATTAGCATTTGTTGGATTTGTATTTAAGTAAGCAAGTAAATCAGCACAATCAAATTTAAATAAATAATCGAAACTAATGTCCAATGTACATGTTTCATCAGGTGTAACGATAAACATTTCACCACTATTACCATTTGGATTTAAAATGATATTAAATGGAGGATTATATGTTAAATTCTTGCTATTGTATAAACTTGCCATGTTATTTAGTTACCTTTTATTAGTATGCTTACTGCTTTTGCTTGGTTAGGTTTTGGACAACCAAAACATGTACTCTTTAAGCGATTATATGGGTCATCAATTATAGTAATGTTAGAATTATTAGTAACATCAGTATTTGTTGAATCAATTATGTTAATATAGGTACCACCGCTGTATAAGTCAAAGGTACCCGAATTATAATTTGTAAATATATTGATACTATCTGTAGTTTGTGTTGATGATGAAATCGTTACAGCACTAAAGTTAGGTATCAACTTTCTAAATTGATTAATGTAGGTATAACCACCATCATAAGGCCCTATATGTGGGTTATTACCTGTTGTTATATCTAATGTAGAGTTCTGACCACCAGTTTCTCTATACCATAGACCTTTAGATTGAAAATACAAACTAGGAGTATTGTATAAAGGCTTAGGATTTCCGCTAATTGATACTGGGTAAGTAGATATATCAGGATTTAGATTATTAAGCTTTAAAACGCCTCTAAATACGTCCATATCAATAACATTCTGAGCCACATATACATATTCATTGAATGTTATTAAACCTTGTGGTGTACCAATGAACTTAAATAAAAATTCAATGGCTTTTCTAGTACCTTTAGATTTCCATATCCAAGGTGAATTTAATATAATTCTTCTCCAAAGTTCAGTATCAGCTTCAACCATTGTAAGACCAACAGATTGACCAGCGTATGTCGTTGGTTGCGGATGTAGATAATTTTTAAGAAGGTCATTTTCTAAAATAGATGAAACTAAATTCCAACCTAAAATATTAGCTAAACTTTTTAAATATATGTCTGGTGTATTGTCGTTTTTGTCATAAGATACCGTATTAACAAATCTTATACCTTGAATAAAGCGATTAATTTCATCAAACTCAACACCATAGACCGTAAGCGTTTTATTCATCTTTTGGTCAGTTGAATCTTGATTGTATGGGTCAACTACAACACTAGATGTGTCAAATTCAGTAATAGATTCAGTAACTAAGAATCTTACCATTAGATTACTTGTTGTACCATCAAAATCGGTTGAAATTGTTAATAACCTATTAGCATACGAAGTATAAGCATCAGTATCAAAGTCAATATTATAACCATCACTTGTTGGCCAAGTTACACTATCTTTAGTGTAGACAACAGCTCCGCTATCTGTTTTAACTGTGAAATTAAATTGAGCGGTAAACTTAGGTGCTGTAAACCTATTTAATAGATAATATTGAAAATCTGGTAATGAATTAAAGAAGAAATCCTCTTGTACTTTATTAGGCTTAATATGATAACTCAAATATCCATTACTCATTCCTGAGAAACAATCACCGCTTACACTAATATTAATGAAATCATTAGTAGTATAAGTTGAACCAGTGAAGCCAATTACAGGGTATTCATTACCGCCATAAGAAATAGAATATTGTTTATAGTTTAATGCTACATTTCTAACCGTATTAGCGGCATTAAATGTATTTTGTAATGAACCCTTAGCTAAGTAATTTAATTGAAAATTATTAACGACTACGTTTGTACTAACCATAAACGTAGATACTTGTGTAATGGGATTATAAACGTAATTTTGAAAAGTAATACCGCTTTGTGTATAATAATCTGGTGGTAATGAATATATTGGTGTAACATACAAAGATGCTGGCCAGTTAGTAATTATACTTTCTAGTGCAACTCTAACATATTCAGATAGTGAATTAAATAGTACATAATTTTTAAGTTCTCTTTTATCAAGATTCAATATTACGCCATTATTATTTGTTATTATATCAATACTTGATTGTAAACTAGAATTAATACTATTTAAAGTTGTATATTGTGAAAAATTATTAGTTACAAAGATTTTATCAACCTTTGAATCAAGATTTGTAGTAACATAAAAGTTACCCATAGTAAACAATGGGGTACCACCATTACTAGCCAATTGTAAACCGACTAAATCAGGTGTAAATGGGGTATATTCAATTGAATTATTATATACCACTTTCTGTGCGTAACCAAGTACTTTTATTCTATTACTACTCATTATTAAACTGTTGTGATTGTACTAAAATTCTTACTAAAATCTATGTTATTTCTTTGTTCCCTAATTTCAAATAATGGAACACCGCTATATGTATCTTTAATTTCATAAAGGTCATATTGTGCAAATATTTGATTACTGAAATTATAAATTGTATATTTACCATCTTCAAGAGACTTACTTTGGTTACCGAAGATACCATATGCAAGAGTTTCAATATCGTTATCAACTAATTCAAGTTCAATCATGATTGGGTTGAAGAATGTATTGGTAATTACAACTTGTTGATTTGGTTGACCAATAAATGGTACCGCATTTGTATTTACAACAGACGCTGAATTAGGTGTTACAGTACAAAATATCAATGTTGAGTTATCGTTGAAACGATACCTAATTGCTTTCTGATTTGAATCTGTAAGATTCTGATTAACCGCTTCAGCCCTATTGTTAGATGTAATTACAGTAAATGTATTATGAACCTTAGCATCAGTTGCTGTTAAATTCAAATATTCTACTCTATATCCAGTTAAGCCATTATTTTCAAATCTATTAGCTAAATTTGTTGGTATAGCAGAAATATCAAATAATAAGCCATTAACGTTAGGATATGCCGATAGTACTCCAACATCAACAATTGATGTTCTAATTTCAATTGGTTTAATAATTATTGTATAAAAACCCTTAGCATTAAAAATGCTTACTGGTAGCTTTAAAGTATAGAGACCACCAAACATTTCAAATCCACTAACACCAGATTGTGTACGATTAGGGTTGTTTACCTTAATTAATAAATCACTAGCATTCGTAATTTTAGTTAAGCCATTACTTTGTGTATCCCTAGATGGGGTGTAATCATAAAAAATTTCAATATCATCTGGGGTTACATCCGCAGGTCTGACTATACCATATGTTCCTGTTGCCATATTACTGTTTTGTTAAGTTAAAAAATCCATTACCATACCTAGATAATTCACCAAGTGTAGTAACTTCTGATAATTTCATGTGTTTTTCAAAGACATTTGTTATACCTCTATTTATAAATACATCACTTGTTACTTCTGGTATTGAAGTAATACCAAATAAATAATCATTTATTTTTGTTATAGCTGATAATGAAGTATTGGTTATATTTCGTCCTTGACCAATATATGAAATTGTTGTTATATTTGTTCCTGTAAAATCTTGATAAAGTAACCCATTCGATTGACTTGTTGTTCCACTATTACTATCATTTTTATCAACACCGAAAGAATAAGTAATAGGGTTATTTAAGGATGTTACTACGTCTACACCATTAACAGTTGCGCCACTGATATTAATATAGTTTTCACTATTAACATGAAATCCTACTTGATAAGGTGAATGTGCATTATACGTCTTAACATCATCTAAATACGACTGTGTATTACCTGTAATTACTTTATTATTCTGTGTAAAGTAATCTGAAACTGTCTTACCAGTAAGCCTTAGCGTTGAATCTATAGTATCTGGATTGATATTAGTGTTTTCGATAAATTCTACGTCAGTAAAAATACCAATATTCTCAATATTTTGGGTTAACATTACTTGTATAAAAAATGTAGTAGCCGTTAACGTACCATACGTTGGGCTATTATAATTCCTATCTATGCTATCCTCTAATAATATTTTTCTCTTAATAATTTGCATTATAAAGTTTGTATTTGATATAAATTAACTGTTATGTTAGGTAATCTTGTCGTTATGTCTGTTGTTGCTGTTATATTATTTGAATACGTTGTATCTAACTCATAATAAAAACCATATTGGTTTTTGTAAAGCTTATAACGAGTAAACAAATAATTAACCATGTTATCTATTTTATAGGCTTGATTTGATGTGATAAGATTAGTGACGGAACCTGTCTTAGCATTTATATAACTAGCCCTCATATATAGATAGTTCGGAACATTAACTACATAGTTATCCTTATAATCATAAATATGATAGCCCTCAAAAAATCCAGAATTTCTTAAAGGATTTGATAATATCATTCTTACTGGAATCTGAGAAGCTGATTTAGGATAGCCAGCACTACTACCATTATTACTAGTTGATAAATAATCACCCTTGTGTAATACTGAATAGACTTCTAAATCAGTTATTAGATTTTGATTCAATGTATTATCACTATCAAAAAATCTTAAATAAAGATAACTTTGGGTAAAGAAATTTTTCTCAAAGACTATATCATTATCAACGAAACCAATATCTGAATAATACGATGGCGATACCATTGTATTACCACTTAAAAAAGATAACTGGTATGTAATCGTATTGACTTGATTAAACGCCGAACCATTTGTTGAACCACTAGTTGAACCACTATAAAAACATGGCTTAATTCTTGCTTTTTCATAATCTAAAATAGGATTAATTGAATTAGCTACTTGGTTATCAACGAAATCTGTTTCAATAACCTCACCATTATCAACTGGTTGAAATTGAAGGTTAATTGGTATATTAATTGTGCTGGCAGTTGTACCGCTCAATAATAATCTAGGATTTATTTTATATGTTAGCATACTATATCTACTGAATTAATTTTATGGTTATCTTTCATTATCTGTCCTGACGGGTCAGCTGGAAAAGTGGAATAATATAACTTCCAATAATCAAATGGGTCTTGTCTTTTAAGAACAAAATCATAGTTTTGATAGATATAATGTTTACCATTTAAAAATGGGTAGTTAAGAACTGGTTGATTGATGTCAACATAGCCAATATCCAATAAATCTCGCCATAAGAATCTACCATCTGGTAGAGCTTCAGCATAATTAGGTATATCAATCGTATTTGAGTCACCTTGTTGTATAAAACTACCAAATTCTCTAATTTTTATTAATGAGTGCGCTTGATAATAATAACCCTCTGGTCTAGGACCACCAGCAATAGTAGTACCTGTCGATGATTCTCTATTAATCGTATTAAATCTGTGATTTACAGTGCTCAAAATAACCTCTTGGATTGTTGTTATATTATATTCCACAACATCACCATAAAAATTTGAATTTGAGCTTAATATGTTACTTTCTAATGGTATAAATGATTTGGTACCACCAGACACATTATGTATAGCTTGAATTATTGGAATTGTGTAAAATGTACTGCCAGTATAAAGGTTCTCAAAAAAATCAATAAATGGTACTTCTAAACCTGATGATATTTTTGAAAAAATACCGTTACTATCGGTTTTTATTGTTGTTAGATATAATTCACTTAATGGACGGCCTAAATTGTCGACTAACCCATTAACGTCTAAATCCTCAGTAAACATAAATTGAGTTACTGTATCGGTAAATATAGTCTCAGAAAACCCTAAATTAGAGATTTCACAATCGCTTGTTAGAATAGGTGTCTTAAATGTTGTCATCATCTTAGTAAACTTTCTAAAATAATATGTTGATGGTACATTATTATAAATTTTTGACATCCTACTAGTTTCTGAAACTTTTAACCCAACAATATCAATACAGAAGAAATTGTTCTTTAGTGAACCATCATCTAAACCAATTCTTGTAACAGTATAAACACCATCATTATCGGTACCTGTTAATTTAACGGTATCATTAGCTGATAAATTGTGGTTAACTGGAACATATATACCTGTCATTGGTTTACCACCAACAGTTACATTTAAAGAGGTTACAATTAATAGACCACCATTTATTAAATTGTGTGTTGTATCAGTAGCAAATGGATACGTTATTAAAGTATAAAAATTATCAATATTATTGTTTGTAGTATCTGGTGTAAAAGTAAATCTACTTCTTTTAGGTTCCATATCATTAAAGTTACAAACTGAGTTTATTGATAAACTGGTAAGGCCAGAAAAATAACCATACCACCCATCAATCTCAATTAAATTTGCCGATAAAGATTCTGGATATGTTAACGGTACACTAAGTGTTTTTAAACTAGTGAAAATTGGTTGATTAAAAATATCCCATGAGTAAGGTCCGTCAATATTAAATAAAACATTACTAATTAATGGATTAATTTTACCAAGTAATCTATAAGTAGTACATGCTTGTCTTTCAGTATTAAACTGCTTATTTACATCTAAAATATGATTTATATCATTTGTAGGTAAGAGTTTATTACTCTGGCTAAATTCAACATTTGTATAAATGTCAGTATTAACAGACGTTTTACTTAAACTACTACCCAATAATTCCACTATTTTTTTATCCATTATATAAATGTTTTAGTTAATGAACAACCGTTCTTATCGGTTACTGTAATTGTTATACCACTGGTTGGATAACTTTCCCAACCTGGATTTCCATCAACATTATTTAACGCATAAGGTGCTGGTGAGAAGTCATACGTATCATAAAGTTTACCGCCACCTTTACCACCACCAACTCTAAATGTACCAGTTGGTACACCACCAGATACTAAACCAAGTTCTGAAATATATCTAAATGTCTTAGCTGGACCTGCCTTACCACCACCAGTGGTTTGTGTATGTGCAGTACCAATGAATTCTAATGGTGCTGGTCCCTTAATTGTAACATTTGCTTGAACTAAAGTATTTGCGGCATCAGTAACTTTCATGATATAATTTCCACCGAAAAGATTATCAAATGTTATATTACCATAAAGCCCAGTCGTATTATAATTTTTACCAATTAAATTTAATGTATATGGTGGGTTACCACCAGTTATATTTGATAATACACTACCATTCGCAGTACATCCACTAGTTGTTAAATTATCAAATGAATTAATAGTTAATGTTAATGGCGGTGGCGGTGTTAATGTGAATGATAATTGTTCTGTTTGTTTAGCTGTACTACTATCAGTAATAGTTGCAATATAATCTCCAGCACCAAATCCAGTTAATAAATTACCTTGTAATACATTAGTATGGTTTGTTACAACACCGTTACTACTAAACGAAAGATTATATGGTATTGTACCACCGCTTAAATAACTAATTTTTAGTTGACCATTTTTATTAGTTGATGAGCTTGGTTGACTGATAATGTCCAAGAATAACGTAAGCCTTTGTGGTCCAGAAACGTTTACACTTCTAGTAACAACAGTCCCTAACGCATCGGTTGCAATAATTTTATATGTTCCATCCGTTAATCTGCTTACTATTTGACTTTGACTTGGTTTAGTACTTATTATATTATTAATACTTGTACCCTCAATAATTGTCGTAAATGGTGCGGTACCATTAGTGAAGTAGAATTCAAAACTACCGTCACTAGCAGTTAAAGATGATGATGGGAATGTGTTAACAACTATTGAGAAATTATCGTTAATGTTTGAAGAACATTTAGTAAAGTACTTATTTATTAATTTATCATAGGCTGTTTTACCAGCAATTAAACCAAAATAAGTATAGTAAGAACCACCCGATAAGTTATTATAGTTTGAAAATTTATGATATAAACTACCATTATTTCTAAATCCATTAACACCAAAGGATGTACCGTTAGTTGTTGCTGATAATGTAGGAATTAATGATGTTGGGAATATGTTATTACTTGAGCCAAATACGTTTAATAAAGTGTAGGCATCACGAATATACTTATGAATACTATTAGTAACTTCTAGTGAGTCGCTAGTATCATAAATTTCACCTATTTTAATTTCGGTAATTAATGTTGAGCCGCTTGTTTCAGGTATATCAACACCTAACTCACACTGTCTTTTTATATTTAGGTCGTTATTTGCATTTTTACTAACACCACCACATGTTGCGTTAAAAAATAATCCAGTTTTATCATCTAGCGAAAATATACCACTTTCTAAATAGTTTAGAAGACCAATACTTGTATTTTCATATACGATTGGAGGTAATTTATAACTAGTTGGTGATAATAAATCAATTATTTTTGGATAACCTTGCCAATCGCACTCAAATACAGCACCCAAATTAGTAATATCAGTAGCAAATAATTTTTTACCACCACTAAAATTAGTCATTGGTGAATAATATAAAATTCCGTCAACCTTTCTAATTAAACCTTCGTTAATTGATGCTTTAGGCGACATATCTGGCTCAGAATTATTAATTAAATCAGGTGATGAAAATGAAACTTCACCTTCAATACATGAATTATTATCTTCATAACAATCGGCATCACAATATTTTGCGGTACCATTATGTTTTTGTTTATATTTTAACAAATATGCGTATAGTGAGCCATTAACCCAATCATTATAAAAGTCCATTTGGTAGATTTCTAAGTTGACGGCCAATGAGGTTGCAATACAATCAGTAAAATCTTGAATTGAATTATTACCAGCTGAACAATCACCAAAAGCACCTGGATAATATTTCTTAGGATTATCATCAACATTACAAGTTAAACCAATCATTTTATCACAAAGCCCACGAAATGGGTGAAAATCAATACCTAGCGCACTAAATCCAATATTAGCAATTGCTGATAATAATGCATTAAACAAACTTGATATAATAGCAATAAAGGTATTTAATAAACAAACTATCGTAAAAATTACTTGATTAAATGTTGTACCTTCAGTATTTGCGGTATTATATGGGAATTTATTAAAATTATTGCATTTATCGACATCTTTAATACCTAGATATTTGTTTTTACCAAATAATACATTACTTGGGTTATATTTAGGTATAAAATTTTTAACTGTATATATTTTGTTCCAATGTAAGTCAGTAAAATTAGCATCATTTGTCGTTTCATCAAAAGAGTAATCAATATTACTTGGCGTTGCTGGATTATTAGGAACTAAATAATGTGCTCTAGTTCTTAAACGGCCAATATCACCAGTTTGATTCATACCGATTCTAAATCTAACCCTACTTCTAGTTGCAATACCTATATTTGAATCTGAAGATGGTATTAACTGACCAAATTCATCAGTTACCATATAATCTAAATTCATCGGTATTTGGTACGCCCATACCCCATCATTATCTATTAGTTGCCCACCATTAACATCAAAGGACTCAACCTGATTGTCAATGGTTTTTCGTATCATTTCTATTGTGCCACTACTAGTTTCTTGTTCACACATTACACCAGTCTTTCTTCTTGGTATACAACGTTTATCTATACTATGCTTACCACCATCACCGAAAATACTACCCATAAACATTGCCGCTGGAGTAATATTATAGTTCATATCGAAGTCTAATCGGTTAATACCAACTTGACAGTTGTTTAAATCACCCCAAAATGGTTGAACATTAACAGATGCGTTTGCGCTCTTAATTTGTGGTAAAGAATTTATATTTGTATTTGATTTAAACTTTGTTGTACTATAAAACATTGAAGCTGGCGCACCTTGTGCCATTAAATCATAAGGTTTTTGAGACGCAATTCCAATATTTGAAATATCCATATCAACATGCACAACATGATTACCTAATGGTACTCCAAAAAGCATAAAATCACCAGCATAATTAGTCGTTGTGGTAAATTGATAATACTTTTTATAGACATAAAGCATATCGTCATTATCCAATATTTCTCGTTTGGTTGGAAATGTACCGATTGCCGTATAACATGGGTCATTACTATCTGAAATGCTAGGTAAGAGATTATACCTAACACCGTCTGAATTTACATCTGTAACAGCTTTATATGGATATAAACCGCTTATATGTGGGTCTGAACTATCAATATCATCCAATGGGACAAATACCGATACTTTAACATTTGGTACTCCAAATCCTGAGTTAATAATAACACGGCCAACAATAGCACCATAATCAGAACAAAAACTTTGATAAGCATTTTGTTGTGATATATTTAAAGAAAGGACCTCGATGAAATCAAAGTCCTGTTCAATTTTTACCTTAAGATATTTATCTGAACCATTTGGTGTGGTTCTGATTCTAATTGTTTCACCCATTTTAATAAATTATTTCCTTCATTTCATCATCATCAATATCATCTTTAAAGGCCGTCTTTAAAACTTTTGTTACAACTTTCATTAATCCGAATCCGTCTAAATTACCCTTACTGATTACTAGGACATAGAAAAGCCCACCAATACTGATGGGTATTATAAACGGAATAGCTACAACAAATAATATAACCCTAACTATATAATCAAGTATTGTCTTACCTAATGATTTATCTTCAATGACTTGGGTTTCTAAATTACCCTTATTTTTACAATTACATCCCATAATTCTGTTTTCTTTTAATATACTAATCTAAACCAAAAAGAAAACTTTATTTAACACGAACAATAATATCAATACTAGGGTATTTAACCTCAAACATTGTCATTGGTTCACCAAATAAGGTATATTCTTGGCTAATATCTATCTGGCCTGTTGTTGGGTCTAAATAAGGTTGTGATATTTGATTAACTGAATATTTACCACCGACTAAGTTATAAACTCTTAAATCAATTACGTTAACAACACCTGGCACAGAGTTAACCGTTTGACTCAAATTAGCTAAATAAATATTTTCACCCATATCGAAATTATTAACATCCATAAAGCTTCTAACATCGTTAACAATCTGACCAACAATTTGTGAATGTGGATATGATTTATCAGCATAGACATCAATCTGGAATTGTAAATTAACAATTTTAGCATTTGATACCTCAACATAATCATTCATCATTCTATAGTCCGATAAGTATGTTGCAATATTATTTATTAATGTACTAGTACTACTATTATCTAAATTACCATTTGAATTTAAACCCATTATATAGATTTGAATTTTATTTTGATGTTCAACAACCCCAACTTTAAATGGAACACCATACTTACTATTCATAAGTGATATAATTGATTGATAATCTTTAATCGTTACAGCCCTATTTTGAGCTGAGAAGTTATATCTAACTAAATTCCTTATCTCATTGATTGAAGGAGCGTCACGGCCACCTAATGCTGGAATAGGGTTATTTACGCTTAAAGATGACTTAACAGCATTATTAATTGTTTGATTACTACCATTTATAATGAAGTTCATCTGACCAACACCATTAATGATACCTTGCCCAATATTTGTATCGGCACCACCGCCAACTCTATAACTAACAAATAATGTTGTACTTGGTGACAGAGTTGTACCTAAAGATAAATTATTAATAAAGTCTCCAATTTGATTAATTAATGCTGAAGAAACACCGAAGTTATATAATGAACTAGTATCTTGATTACCGCCACCAAATATTAATTTTGTGAATCCTAAATCGGTATACTCTCTAATAAATTTTTGGTTAACAGTAATGTATTTACCAGCTACAACTGATGGATTATCCGATATAGTATTGTAATCTGGAACAAATAATGTATCTTCCGCTAAGGCATCAACTTCATACCATTTATTTTTAGTATTAGCAAATTGTTGTTGTGTTGGGTCACTAGTAAAATTAGTACCGTTAAGAGTGATTACTGAATTAATTGATAATACGTTATTATCTGGTAACATAATTTCTAAGAATGGCACAACATCTGAAGTTGAAATTACCCTCTTATAGATTTTAGTATAACCATTAATAACGATTTCACGCTTAGTTACTGTATAGTTTAGTAAGTTACCATTTGCATCAAAATTAGGTATTATAATTCTATTTGGAATACCACCAACACTGAATGGTGAAGAAAAATCAATATCATATTGAGTTTCAAATATTTTACCGCCGCCGCTAACCTGAGCACCAGCTTGAATCAATGGGGTGTATGAAATATCAAATGTATTTCCGTATACTGGTATCGTTACTGAGAAATCAACAATAGTTGCTGATGGTCTAGTGTTTGGTACCTTTAAACCAAATGTTCGAGCCATTGATAATACTGAACTTCTTTGCTGAGCATAATCTAATTGTGCTTCTTGGAACATTCTGTCAGTATTAAATGACAACATGTCACCTACCGCAGCATTCAATTCTAATAACATCATACCAACGGATGCATCATTAAAATCATTGAATATATCTGGATAATATTGTTTAACCATGTTAACCAAATCGGTCCTTATATCAGCGAAATTTCTACTTGTGTAACTAACTCTTTGTGTGTTTTGTGCCATTTTAAATGTTTATTATAACTAAGTCATCCATAGCGAATACACCTTCAGTAATCGTATAGGTTAATGTAACAGTCGCCAAATATTGATTATTTGGTGATTGATTTATATCTAATGTATTGATTTGTAAATTTGGAAGATACTTTTTAACGCTTGCGCTAATCTCACTTTTAAGATTATCCAATGTAATCCTATCGTTTGGTTCAAAAATGAACTTAATTAAATCGGTACCAAAGTTAGGATTGTATAAACGTTGCCCTTTCCTAGTTAATAATAGATGCATAAGGTCAGCTTTTACCGCTCTTTGGGTATCTGAATTAAGATTTAATAGGAAACCTTGTGGGCTATCTTTAAAGGGGAAATCTATGTTTATATACTTATTACTTGCCATAAATACTTTTCTTGATAAATATGATAAGAATAGTTTTTTATAAGTAAACAAAAAAAAAGCACCCACTTGGGGTGCTTTAATTTATCTATTGGTTTTTATAGGATAATAAATTGAATTTATTATGTTCTGAACTAAATTATCATGTTTCATACTAAACAGTTGTTATCTCACAACCACCTGCGCCACATGCGACCTCGCCACTTAAATTAGTGTTATCAATTAATTCAACTACCTTAGTTAAATCAATATCATTAAGGCTTTTCATCATATTTTCATATCTCTCTTTACTACAATCTTCAAAAGGAGCTTGGATATAACTTCCACCATCATAAGGTAATACTGAAATACCGTTAAAGTTTTCTCTATTCTCCCACATCCAATTACCAACTGCTGGCCACTCATTTAATTTGTATACTAATAAACCAGTTTCGTCTTTCTTATCTTCTAAGATTGGCATAGAATTTGAGTCAAGAATTACTTCACCATTTTCATCTAACTTATTAACCTTTTCAATTTCTTTTTTGATTGATACTGTTACTGATACGTTGTGTGTATTTTGACCATCTCTGTGACCTTCTCTAACCCAATCAATATTCAACTTAGAAACTCTATCTAATAATTGCATTGGTGATTCAAATCTAAATATTGAACCTTCTGGAGCTTTAACTGGTAATGAAATTACCGCTTGTTCCTTTGGTTTGAAATATTCATCTTCAACAAGTTCTGGGTGGAACATTAATAAGTAAGTATAGATTGCTTCGTTTTTACCGACACGGATACGTCTGATATAATAATCATTGTGCCATGCGTGAATACCAGAAGCGGTACCTAAAACTAATGAACTCGTACCTGATGGTTTAACTGTTGTTGTTCTAGCAGCTTTATTAATACCGATTAATTTAGCAACTCTAGCATTTTCTAACTTAACAACCTTAGCCGCAGCTTTAAGGTCATAATCTAGTACAACACCTGAACCAATACCTGTCATACCAACACCAATTAATGCATCCTTCTCGGTTGTTCTTTTCCATACGTCACGAAGATAATGGAAGTTAGTATAACCAGCTTGAAGTGTACCTATTAATGATGCCGCTTTACATCTAGCATCTAAATCTTCTTGGGATTCAATATCCGATACATTGACTTCACAAAGATTACAGAATTGATATGGTCTAAGACCTATTTCGCAACATGGATTAGTACCCCAATCTTTATCGTTAGAGAAATACACACCTGGTTCACCAGCATTACTATCTTCAATCTTTTTCCAAAGCTTTAAAAACGTATCCTGAGTTATCTTATGTCTAAGTATAACTGCTGAATTATTTGCACGACCTCTTTGTGGGTTTAGTTCCCACCAAGCACCAGATTTAGCAGAAAGCATTTCTTCGTCATCAATTGAGAATAAAGAAATTAATGCTGCCCTACGGATACCACCAGTTAAAACGGCATCAGCAATAAAGCAAATAATATCATGTACTTCAATTGGTGTTAATTTTGTTGTGTCTTGTTTAGCATCCAATATTTTTTTAATATTGTGAATACAGTCTTTTAATGGTTGAGGACCTGGCGCACGTCCACCGCTAGTAACCAATAATGCGCCCTTTTGTCTAATATCAGAGAAATCAAAATCAGGTGTTGAAAGACCTTCAAAATAAGCTTTCATAAGCGTCTTGATAGCATCTGCCCATCCTTCTATAGAGTCACTTACTAAAAAACGTCTACTTCTATTAGGGTTTGGTTTTCTGATTTCTGGTAATTCTTCAACATGATGTTTTTGTACTGAGAAACCAACACCAGTACCGCCTAATAAAAGAAACATTGTTTCACCGAAAGCTCTATAATCATCAATTGGAAGATAGGCACAGTTATATATTCTATTAGGTGAAATTTCGATTGGTTTACCACCGAATTGTAATGACCTCATTGAGGGTAATACTTTTTTATTATAAACTAGTTCATACGCCTTTTCAATTTCCTCAACAATTTGAGGATACTTCTTTTGGTGCATTTCTTTATTTCTAGTTACTAACTCTTCCCACGTCTCACGTCTGTTTAGTTCTGGGATATACTTAGCATATTTCATATGCACGGTGACATCCGATAAAATTTTTGTCGATAAATCCATTTTAATTAATTTGTTTATTTGTTATACTGTCCCTTCACCTTGAGTTGTACTACCTAAATCATTCATTAGCTTTTTCATTTTCTGTCTTTCTTCAAGAGCTTTAGCTGCTCTCATAGTATCGGACATTTCTTGGTCTTTCTTGTACTCAACTTGGCTCTTACCAACCATATTCGTAGACATATCTATCTGAATATTAGCATTATTAAATGTAATATTTTCAAAGATTACACCATCCTTACCAAACCTAGATTTAAGAATTGCCATATTAGCAGTTCCAGCTTCTTTCTGGTCAAGCGACTTAGCTATAGACACTACAAAGTGTCCTATTTGTCCTTTCTTTATTGAACCACCCATTTGGTCTGACTGTACTAATGGTGAACCAATTGAACTTCTGTTACCTTGTACCGCTGTCCATCCAGCAATGTCATACTCAGCCAACATTGATTCAAATTGTCTCATTACTTGGCCCTCACCAACATTAACATCATCAACGCTCCTAGAAGGAACAACGCAATCTATGTAGTCCAATAAAACGATGTCTGGTTTAAACCCTTGTGCCATCAACTTTCTTATGTACTGCTTAATCATTGGTATCGTAGTACCATCACTTGGGAATTTCTTAAGACGTAAGATACCTTTTTCTTCACCTTTACGTTTAATTAATTCCTTTAATTCATCTTTATGAAGGGATAAATCGTTTAAATTGTAACCTGACCAACAAGATAGATGCTTTCTCTGAATTACCTTAGGCATATCTTCAAAAAATATCTGTAATACATTATAACCGAGATTCTTGGCCGTATTACCTATCTTAGTCATCATTGTTGTTTTACCAACACCAAATGGTGCTAGTATTATTGCTAATTCACTCCTAGATAAACCACCATCCATAACCTCATCTAAACCCTTAATACCAGTTGGTATTGGTTTTCTAAAGTCATCGACAAGGACAGCATCAATGTCGTCTAAAACATTGATGCCATTATCCTTACTATCCCCATGTTCAAGTGCTTTCTTTATAATAGTTTCACACTCGTCATATGAGTCAGTCTCGCCTTTATCAAGTAGGGCTTGTATTTGTCTGATAGCCTTTTGTAACTCTTGGTGTTTACAAAAAGTCATTGCTATTCTTTGTACCTCAAGACAATCATTTAAGTTAACATCTTCAATCTTTTTTAACTTAGTAATTGTATAGGCTTTGTCAAACTCATTAAGATTTTTATTTGATAATCTAATTCTTAGGCTACCAATATCAGGAATGATATTGTCTTTACTATAGGCATCTTTAATTGATGCTATGATTAGTTTTGAACTTGAGTCATAGAAGTAGTTTGGGTCTAATATATCAATTATTGACTCAGCGAATTTTGTATCTATTAATAATTGTGCTATAAGTCTTACTTGGAAGTCATCACCTAAATCTTGGAAACTATCTCTATTGTTTTTTGCCATTTTCTAATCTTGTTTTGAAATCTTGTTTTAATAAATATACCCGAATTGACCCTACGGACAATTAAATTATTGTATATTTTTTTTCGCTTAGCGAATCCTTGATTTCGGTTATTATTTGAGGTATAATTTCTTTTATGTCCACTTGATACCTCACTTGTGGTGGAAACCAATTGCCAGAGAATGCACTCTTAGCGATTGGATTTTTGTCAACACGAATCTCAAATTCGAATACGTCTTCCTTCTCGAAGTTATTCTTTGGTTCATCGTTCTTCATGTTATACGGATTAAAATTCTTCCATAAATAATCAATAGCTTTATGCTTTAGACTACGTGGAATAATACCCATAGACCCGAAAGTCCCATTATTCATACCGACTATTCGGTCCATTAATTCCTTAAGTTCTAAGGACTTAACTGATTTCTCATTAAAGTCTTTGATATTGAAATATCTCTGACAAATAATGTGCTTGTTGATGTAAAGAAGAAACTCAAATCTTTGTTCTTCAATTCTTTTGGTTGTGGTGTTTGTTATCATACGATTTCTTCGTTTTTTAATTGTCTATCCCTAAATTTTTTAAAGGGTAATAAGTATTCTGGGTAACGTGTTGGTCCAATGGTTCTTTCTAAACCATCCTTTTTCATTTTATCATAAACTTCTTTAATTGTTCGGTTACTTGAATCAAGTTTACCATCAATCAAGTCGTTAATCTTAACGATTGCGGAATCAGTCATTAACGGTTCCTTAAGGTTAATTATCTTAGTATTAATTTCATAGAATTTATCACCTTGACTACCATCAGTCACACCGTTAACTATGTTGTCTAGCGATTTTAAGGCTGGTTTTTTACTAGTTACCCTTTCTTCTTGTAGAACCTTCGCTCGCTCGATTATCTGGTCAAGAGTGACCTTATTTTGAGTTAGCTCAGGGAAAAGATTAAGCAATGTCTTCTCCTTAACACCTTTAATACCTTTAATAGTATCAGAAGTATCTCCAGCAATAATTTTAATTACGCCTATATTTTCATAATAGTGTGGGAAGAATTCTGAGTAGTTATGTGGAGTAACATATGCTTTAAGGTCACAAAAATAAATTCTAACATCTTCCTCTATCAACTGAGATAAATCCCTGTCAAGTGTACAAATAGTTATTTTTTCATTAGGTTCCCTCTGACCACAATAATAAGCAATAAAGTCATCACTTTCAACAACATCATCCATTAATTGCTTAATACATAATTCATCAAGATATTCCCAAATTTTATTTCTTTGTTCAAGCTCTGATGCATCTGTTGGATGTGTACCATTGATATAGTCTTTATCCCTATCTCCCTTATACTCAGGGTAAATATTAAATCTTAATTTTCCGCTTAGATTACCGTCCCAAAATACATAAATCCTGTGGTATAAATCTTCGGTTAGAAGTTTTCGTAGAATCGTAAGGAACTGATACAGTCCACCGATATGTTCACCTCTGTGATTATATTCACCCTTGGCCCCAAAGAAGCCAAATTTAAATAAGGCATTCCCATCGACCAAGAGTGTGTTAATAATCTGTTGTTTTTCGCCATCTTTTGGCGGTCTTTTGTTCAATTTTCGTTATATTAAACGGTTAAAAAATCTTGTTTCTATTCTCTAGTATCCTCACCTTCAAAGGTACCCTCAATTTCAGTAAATTCAACTTCAGCTTCATAACTAACATTTAATGAATCATGAATAAACTGTCGCTTTTCTTTCTTGTAAGCATCTAGCTCATCTGGGTTAACATAACCATGTGGTGTTGATGCAATCTCACCGTTACGTTCAATACCTGTTACATGGTTCTTTTCACATCTAATCTTAGCTTGTGTACCATATTGGAAATTCTGCCCTAACGCTGTAGCTGTCAACTTACTAGTACCGTGAGTTAGAATACCACCGATATGTACTATAATACGTGAATTAAAGAACATAAATTCACCACCTTTGTGTTTAATAACTGTACCATTCATACTATCCAACCATATCTTCTGAACACAAATTAAAGTATTTGTATACTCACTGTCAACGGCACGACTAGAAGGAATTTTAAAGTTTACTATGGCTTGAAACACACCCATGGCACCAGCATTCCACATGTTATTACTTGTACTTGAACAAGCGGATTTATAACAATTAAGTGTACCAATAGAATCCCAAAGGAATACAATGTTTCTTGGTATTAAACCATCTTCTTGTTTCTTTAAAACCTCAGAAATAAAAAGAGCTACATCTTCAATAACAGGTTCACCTCTTGTTGGTTTTGTTGTCATCTTACTATCCTTGTGGTCGTAACACTTATATTTTTCATATAAGTCACGACTTTTCATTAAAATAAACCCATCTGGAACCTCTTCAACCTCACCAGTTTCTAAGTTAACCTTTTCTTTAAATTTCACACCTATTTGTTTAGCGTGTGTCGTGTTCCAGTTACCCTCAGTTTCAATTACAACTGGTAAGTCACCTATTTGTTGAGCACCTACAATAGCTTCATAAAAAGCTGTTGATTTACCCGTATTTGAATAACCCCTAACTAAGCTTACAAAGCCTCTAGGAAAACCTGGTAATTTTAATGAGTCATGCCATGCTTTCGAAAGCGGTACCCAAGTTAACTCTTTATCTTTAGTTTGTGTATTTAAACCTTCACTACTTGTAAATGAATCTAGGTCAAATTCTTGTTTAGGTATAATTTTCTTTTCTGGTTTTTTCGCCATTTTGGTTTTGTTTTTATCTATGTTATTTTCTTAATAGTAATGGGTAGCAAAATCACTACCCATTATATTAAAATGTTTTGGTTCTACCACCTTAGAAGGGAAGGTCATCTTCAGCTTCTGCTTCATCAGCTGGTGCCGCAGGTGTTGGTTCAACTAAATTAGTTGCAGCAACTGTAACGTTTGGCTTTACGTTAGATACCCCAAGACTGATTTCAGTGTCTGCCTTAGCAGTTTCTGTTTGTACACCAACCAAACGGCTGTCTACATACTTTTTAGCTTCCTTGTCGTAAACTGGAACACCACCTTTAACGATGATTTCAAGATACTCGTAAGTCTTAACACCGAATACATCTTCCCAAGTTTGTTCATCAGCTAACCAAGCGGCAGCTTTTGCTTCATCTTCACTCAATGGTGATGGGTCAAGTGGTGTAATGGATGTTACAACCGATTTACGATTAGCATTTCTACCAATCATAATAGCCAAATCCCTACCAGTTTGTGCGTGGGTAATGTCCTTCTTGATGGCTTGTAAAACACCATAAATTTTGTCAATTACACCTTCCTTACGGTAGTCGTGATTAAATCTCCAGAACTTAGGTCCATGGTCTTCATCTTCTCTGTCAATTACCTTAACGATGTACATCAACTTAGCGTTGTACTTCTTAGCAAGTTCTTTGTCAGCTTCAGCAGAAGAAGCTCTAAGCACATCATTCGCTTCACAGAATGGGCATGGTTGGTTTTTTTCTTTTTGAAGACAAATGAAAGTCTTCCAATCACCATCAACTTGGATTGTGTGGCCGTAAACCTCAACGAATGGTGAGGTACCATCTTTAGTTGCTAAGATTCTAACGTTCTTAGACGCTGAATTTTGCTTGTCAGTTAATTTAGTACCGAAGTAATTCTTTTCATCGTACTTAGAAACCGCTTTCTTAGCTTTTGGTTTTGTGTTGTTTTCGTACTGACCTAACATGGCCATTAACGCATTGTTTTGTTCGCTCATCTCTCTTGTTTTTAATTTTAATTTAAGTTTTTAACTATCTTATTTGTATGTATAATATACTAAAAGTTTTTTCAAAGTCAAGTATTTTTTGGTTAAACTACACATCTTTTGGTAAGTTAATTATGATGCAAATATACGAACAAAAAATGAGATATGCAACAAATATTTTAAAAAACCCTTAAAATAAAAAAGGAGTACTTATGTACTCCCTTTCTTAAATGTCTTCTTCTTCATATTCGTCCCCTTTTACGTTAAACGAATTTTTTAACTGACTGCTGGCGAACGTATTATCTATATCATCTTTCCTAAGAACATATTCTTTAGGTTTATCATTAGCACCTGTATCATAACCTTCAACATCTTTCCAATAATCATTTAATTTGATATTAAAAGGATATGAATCTAATGACCTCATTTCCAGCTTTTCAACTGGTGTAGGATTTCTTTTAACGATTTCTTTTTCAAGTGAATCAATTTTATGGCTAATAGAAGCCATTGCATCTACCTTTTGAGCAAGCTTTGAGAATTGTTGCATTAAACGACTAGCTTTATGACTAGCTTTATCCGCTGAATGTTTAGCACCTTCAGTACTATCTACCAATTCAGTAACATCAATGTCAACCTCATCCTCACCAGATGCTGTTTCCATATCGTCACCCATGTCATCACCCATGTCATCACCAGTACCAAATAAATTTTCATCATCTGTACCTGCATCAGCACCTGCTTCTGGTCCTTGTGCTGGTGCCGCTGGTGCCGCTGGTGGCATCTGTTCTTGTCCATTAGGATTTGACGATTTTGAGTCATCAGTTGGTGCTGCTGGTGGCATTGTACTAGCATTAGGGTCAGCAGCTGCTGGACCACCTTGTTGGCTAAAGTCTAAATCTTCTTCACCATTTTCACCTGCTTCATCTACAGTACCTAATATAAGATTATCTTCAGTTTTAGGTTCTTCAGTATAAAAGGTATATTCTGTGATGAGCTTAAATTTTTTAAGCTCCTCGTTTAATAACTGTTGGTTTATTTTCTTAGCCATATTAGATTAATAATTGTCTTCCGTCTTCAACGATAATTTTCTTATTTATTCTTTCAACCATGCTTTTATCTTTCTTGATAACACATGTTCCAGAAGAACAATCCATTTCTTGTGACTCAGGTTTAACTTGTGTATCACCTAAGAAAGAATCAATTGCCTTATTAACGTCTTTGTTGTTGTTAGTTTTTGTATTCATAACATTAATTTTAGTTTTATTATAATACATATAAATATCTTAATTAACTAAAAAATTCGTTTTATGTTCAAAAAAACCAATTCTTTGTTATCAATAAGAATCATTTTGTTTTGATATGTGCTCCAGTCAATCTTAATATTCTTGTAGTCAATATTACCAAGTGATTCTGGATTTTCATTTTCAATTAACTTATTAAGTGCATTTATGGTATATAATGCATCACCCTTTTTATGTATAATTAGAGCGTTAGGGAATAAATCTTTAAGATTTAGACGTTTACCTTCCTCTAGTACTAACTTAAAGGTCATTATCACCTTATCTGGCGTATCTAAATTTTCATATCCAAAAACCTTATCGTTAGATATACCAAATTTATTCTCCAAATAACTTAAAAACCATTCTTTTCTTTCAGGAAAAATAAACGATGCTAATAAAATTGTCTTATCCATGTTTAATTGAGTATAGTAATGGAAGAAACCTGACTTTACCATCAAGCATTTCCACTTTATCTTTATATTCAATAAATATCAAATCTTTATCCAAAAAGATTCCATCGGATGACTTTATTTTACTAACTATTTTATCAGTGTTTAAACCCATAAACTCTAACATCTCAAGATTAATACCAATAATCATATTATCAAAATAAATATATATCATTTTATCATGTAAATATGATATTTTATCATTTGATGTTAAAATTTTCTGTACTATCTTCCTAACCTGCTTACGAGTTAGAGTAAATGGGTCAATAAAATAATATTTTACTTTAACTAGTAAATTTTTATAAGTACTATTAATGAAGTTATATAAATCTTGTTGATATAAATCTCGCTTCTCAGTAGGTTTAAATGTCCAGAAAATATTATTTCCTAGATTTCTATCTATAATATCGTAATCAGGAAAATTCTTCTTAATGTAGTCCCAACCAATAATTAATGTTGGTAAGCCTTGAATTATATCATCCAAGACCATTACCACATTAAAATCGTCAGAAACAGTTATATTAATAGTTGAAACTATATTCGCTATCTTCATACACGCAAATATACGAAAAAATTATTTAACTGAGTTAAATTCACCTAAGGTTGTTAAATTAGTAATTGGTTTACCATTAATAGTTGAAAAATTAAGTATATGTTTCAAATAACCGATAACAATATTAGTATACTCCGAATCGTCATTAGTAACATGACGTGTTGTATCATTTGGTGGTGCATAATGGTAAATAAAATCAAATAAAGTTGTATTTGAACCATTTGGATAATTGCTTGTTTTACCATTTAAAATTCTGCCGATTACATAATTATATAATCCAGTAACACCATCATCTAATGTTTCAAATTGTATGTATGTATGTCTATTAGGTGGTACAAGACCAGTGTAATCACCAGAAATATTTGTTTTAGTACATGGTTTTAAAGTATTAATACCTTTAAACATACCAATATTACCAGGATTATTACATAAAATTGGTGTATTATTATTGCTAGGTTCCCAATAACCCTCTACTCTACCAATAGCTTCCATTAAGTATTTTATACCTGTTGATATATTTAATTTAATACCAACCCTATTAATTGAGTCTCTTAGTTTTAACATATTAGTATTAGGCATACCATTATTTGGCATATCTATAAATTTATAGTTTGTTGACGTAGAGTTAACTAATGAATCTATTGGATAATCTGATAGATTCTTACTATGGTCATAGTATATACCACCAGTTTTCTTAGTTAATAACTTATAATCATTACCACTATGAAACTGAACTTTATCAGATATAAAACCATTACTATCTAGCGTTATTTCCCGTATATTTACACTAGTACCATCCCTATCTTTGTCAAGTACGTTGCCACCCATTAAAAATGCTTTATTACCTTCTATTTTAAAAATAACATTTGAATGTGATGATTGAAAATCACCATCTCTAGGAAATGTTAATATGTCGCCTACTTCTGGTTTAATTGTTAAACCACATTTTAATGGAAATACTTCATAACCATTAACACCATTCATAGCTTGATGAACATACCCATAATGCGATGTACTCACAGGAAAACTTGAATCCGCTTTGTTCATAATATAAGAAATAAAAACAGCAGACCAAGCATCTTCTAAAGTTTTATCAACAGTTGCTTTACAAACACTAGCATATTCCTTTAATCTGGATTGTCCTTCACTAGAATAAATTGTTTTAGTACCATCACCAAAAGCTTTAAATTCAGCTAAACAAGCCTCGGTAATTTTATTCTTATTTGCGTCTGTTGTATTTCCAGTGATAAATTTATTTTTCGGTAAATTATTATTTAAAATTATATTATATGTATTTACATAATTCTTAGTTAAATTTATTGATGGCTCATTAGGTTTAAAACCAAAATTAGTTAATAAATCATTTAACATTACACTTTTACTTACCAATGGTGTTTTAACATTTTTAATTCTAGTACCTGTAAAAACCGTTGACATATGATTTGGTACTATACTATGTCTAACTTTAGTTATTAAATAGGCACCATGAAACATTAGTATATTATCTAGTTGAAAATACATCATCGGTTGAATCATTGCATTACCCATCATTTCAACTTCAACCTTATAACTTCTAACCGAATACACGTTATAAAGATTTTGTCCAACATATGATAAATTATTTTTACCTAATGAGTTTGAAATATTATCAGTTATAAGTAATGATTCACTAGTTTCATTAAACTCTGCTTGGTCTAATTTAATATCTTTAAAAATATTTTGATTTTGGTGCCCATATCTAACAACAAATGCAGCAGCTGGAATTTCCCAGTCTTCAAGTTTATCACTTAAACCGCTTAATTGTTTACTACTACCTAAATCAAACCCATCATTAGGGTGTCCATAAGTCACATCACTGTCAAAGTCTAATTTAGTTGATGTTTGACCTATATAAACGCATACAAATGATGGACCTTGTATAGTTTGAGTATTTGCTTGATAATATGGATATGGTGTAAACATATTTTTTATTTCATCAGGTTCTTTATAATCAACATATGTTGGTAGAGCGATGAAATCAAAATGGTTGTCTGTTAATAAAGTACCCATTACATTATAAAAACTACTATTAATATTATTTAATAATAATTTATTTATCGCAAATGGGTTGATAAAAAACATGTCACCAATATCTTTAAATGAACTATCAATAAACCTAAAACTACTAATTAATGAATCTTTAATGTTACCATAATGTAAGGCAGCACTTGTATCGCCAGATAATCTATCAGCGGTACCATTTGCTTTAGTACAACATTGAAATAGAGTATTTGATACTGATGTTTCATGTGATTTATCTAATACATTAATCCATTTATCGTAAATTTTCTTTAATGTTCTATATGTTTCAAATTTAAGTAGTGTTTCTTGTGATTTACTTAATGATATTGACGCTGATTGTGCAGTGGCCGCTTTATTTAAAGCGGATACAACTTTTTGAAAATAAACATTAAAGTCATAACTTTGAACGGTTATTGGTGAATTACTATTTATTGTGATTTCTGTATTAACATCTACGATAACGGCACCAGTTGCACCAGCAATATCATTACTTATATAAGGTGTTTTAACAGTTTGGGTGTAGACGCTATTATTCCATATTAAAATAGAACTATTAGAAATATATGTTTTACTTGTTAATAAGTTTATTAAAGTTTGTGACTGAATACTATTATCTTTATATTCCAAAAAATAATTATAATTATATTGA